TCCTGCCCCGACGCGACCCCCGTCGTGTTGCCGTCGGTGTCCGTGCCGAGGTTCACCGTGACGTTCGCCGGGACGTTGATCCGCCGACCGAGCGCGTCGTACGCCACGCCCGCTGCGAGCTGGAGCGTGAGGTTCGGCGAAGACTGCTCCGTGAGCGTGAGACCCGCGGCGAGGCCGTAGCCGAGGAGGTCGGAGACGATCGCGCGGTCGGCGTTCTCGGCGTTCGATTGCCACGCCGCAACGTCGGTGTGCTCGATTACAAAGTCCCGATGATACGCCTTGAGGTCCATCGCCCCTCGCGGGCGGTCACCCGAGGGCGGTGTTGCGACCGAGGCGCGAGCGGCCAAGCACCCACGACGGGTGCCGCGCGTGCGCGTAGTCTAGCGAGACCGTCATCAGGGACGGGCGCATGACCTCGATCACCTGCACGAGGGCGCGGCGCTCGTCGCCCGTGAGCGCGCGCGGCAGGACGAGCGTGAGCGTGAACGCGTCGTCGGCGGGCGTCGCGCCGCGCGCGGATGCGGCGAGTCGCGTGGTGAAGACCTCGGTCGTCGCAAGTTCGAGGCGGTCGCCCGCGGTGAGCGCCTCGCGGCCCTCCCGCCGCCACACCCGCACCACGTCCCCGCGCGTGAGGGCGAAGGCGAGGGTGAGGCTCGTCGTCGAGGTCTCGGACCACTCCGGCGCGTCCGTGCGCAGCCGATCGACCGACACCACCAGCGTCCCGATCCCCATCGTGTACGAGAAGGGGAGGGAGATCACCGACTCGCCGCCGTAGGCGGTGTATTCGTGGCCGCGCGTGAGGAGCTCGACCTTGCGCGGCTCGACCGCGAGGAAGGCCGTCCGGTCGAGCTCGACGCCGTTGCGCCAGGCCCGCAAGGTCCCCACGTGGGGCGTCGCGATCCAGCGCGTGTCGGTGACCTCGATGGACGTCTCGCCCCCCGTCGCCGTGTAGCGGAAGGTGAAGCCGCCGAGGTGCGACCGGCCGAGGCGCCACGCCTGCCCCCGCGTGCCGCGCAGGAACGCCTCCTCGCCGAGGAAGAGGCGCACGGCGTCGAGGAGCCCCGGCACGGTGCCCTTCTCGCGGTAGAGCGGCACGAGGAGCGCCACGATCTTGCGCTGGAGCGCGACGGGGAGGGTCGTGTCGAGCGTCCAGCCCTTCGCCCGCGCGAGCTCGGGGAGCCACCGCGCCTCGCAGGTGAGCGGGTTCTGGAGCGTGAGGAGCTTCCCGATGTCGTCGTAGCGGTCGCCGAGCGCGTCGTCGGAGAGGCGCACGAGGGACGCGAGGGGTTCGGTCGGGGCCTCGCGTCGCCAGAACCGGGGGAGGGCGTCCCAGAGCGTCGGTCGGGCCATCAGGTCGTCTCCTGCACCACGGTCACGGCGGGCGCCGACGCGAGCGCCGCGAACTGCGCGACCGTGAAGGACGGGTCGCTCGCGGGCGACGTGACCTCGACGCGCGTCACGCCCGCGAGGGACTGGCACGCGTCGAACATCCGCGAGCGCGGCACGGGGTAGCCGAAGCGCAGCACGTAGTAGCCCTCCTCGTCGCGCGCCCCGGGCGTCCAGAGCGCGGCGAGGGCGGCCTGCGCGGCGGTCTGGAGGGCCGCCGCGTCCACGCCCGCGCGGCAGTAGATCGTCACCGCGACCGACTGCGCGACGTACACGGCGCTCACGACGGACACTTCGAGCCCCGCCATGCAGGGCTTCGTCTCGGTCACGTACGTGTGCACGGCGTCGAGGCGCGTCGCATCGGGCGAGCCGCCCGCCGTCGGGACGACGTAGAGCCGGTGCTGGAGGTGGCCGAGCGTGCTGTCCTCGCGGCGCGTGTGGCAGAGGGCGCGCGCGACCCCCGGCACCTCGACCGCGTGGAGTTCGAAGTCCTCGCGGCTCACCGTCCGGTCGGTCGCGCGGAGCGAGTCGGGCGCGGCGTAGCGCGCGTGCTCGAGCGCCTCGCGGTCGGTGCCGCCCGAGGAGTCCCCGGCGTTCGTGGCCGAGACCTCGACGGGCAGGCCCGCGGCGGTCGTGAAGGAGCCGCGCAGGCGCCGGAGCGTCCCGCGCCGCACGCGCCCGGCCGTGCCGAGCGTGGTGCGGTACGTGACGGTGAGGGTCGCGCCCTCGGCGGGTCGCTTGCCGTTCACCCCGTCGCCGAAGACGACCGTGGCGCGCTCGTCGGCGTCACGCTCGACCACGTAATGCTGCGAGGCGGAGGTGCTGGAGAGGAAGTTGTTGACGCGCGACCACGTGACGCCGCCCACGGTCACGGCCTCGCTCGCGCGGACGAAGGGCGTCTCGGTGAGCGTCACGCGCTGGCCCGAGGGCCACGCGCCCGCCGCGTCGCCGACGAAGCTCTGCGTCTGCGCGCGCCCCTCGGTGCAGGCCACCGTGCGCGACGTCTGCCCCGGCGCGAAGGTCACCGCGGCGTCGGTCGTGTAGACCACCGTGCCGTCCTCCGTGTAGACCTCGGTCCCTGCGGCGATCGGCACCGCGTCCGACTGCGACGGGATCGTGAGCGCGACCGTGACCGTCGGGGGCGTCGGCGACGCGAACTCGTACGCGAGGCCCCGCGCGTGGTCGATCACGCTCTGGCGGAGCCGCGCGCGGTGGATGAACGCCTCGTTGAGGCCGCGGTTCTGGTAGTACGTGAGCTTCGCGCCCACGGTCGCGACGGCCACGAACCAGCGGCGGTCGGGCGAGCCTTCCGAGAGGTCGAGGCCCGCGAGCGAGGGCTCCCCCGCGGCGTTCGTCGTGAGCTCCGCGAGGATGCCCTCGAAGTCGAGCACGGTGTATTGCAGCGCACGAGGAGCCATCGCCCTTGATCATCGTGTGAACCTCACGAGGTCGAATGTGGCCGGATTCCAACCGTATCGGCGCAAGATGCGGCCCATCCTGTGCAGCACGCAGGCCGGTATGATCGGGCTCGCGCATGCAGACGGGAAGGAGTACCCAAACCTCGCGCTCGCATCTCTCGCGGCGTACTTCAAAGCGGGCGGCGAAGCCGTGCGGCTCATTCGCCCCGATGATCGACCGGACCTCTTTCGAGGCGGCTTCCCGAAGCGCATCTACGGTTCCTCGATCTTCACCGGCTCCACCACGGAGCGGGACGACATTGAACAGCATTGGGGAGACGTCTCGTGGGGTGGCACGGGAGTGCGCGTCGATTCCTCGCTCACGGAGATTGATGCGTCGGTGGATTGGGACGCGATCCGCCCTGACTTCTCGATCTATCCTGAGTTCACGGCGTCCATGGGGTTTCTCACGAGGGGGTGCCGACTGCGTTGCGGTTTCTGCGTGGTGCCGGAGAAAGAAGGGCGGCCACGTGTTGTATCGGACGTGCATCGACTGTGGCGCGGCAAGGGACACCCGCGCCACCTGCACCTTCTCGACAACGACGCCTATGCGAAACCTCTGCGAGACTTCTGGCGTGACGCGGTTGATGAGTTTCGTAAGGGCCGATTCCGCGTGTGCTTCACGCAGGGTATTAACGTCCGGCTGATCGACGACGAGGCCGCCGCACTCATCGCGCGCACGCCGTACTACGGCAACGACTTCGAAAAACGCATCCTCTACACGGCCTGGGACAACCTGCGCGACGAGAGCATCTTCAAGGCTGGCGTTGAACGTCTGCGCATCGCTGGCGTGCCGCCGCATCGTCTCCGCGTGTTCATGCTCGTGGGATATCGTGAAGGCGAAACGTGGGAGGAGATGTTCTACCGCTTCGCGGAGATCGCCGCCTTGCGGGCCGAACCTTACGTGATGGTGTACGGCCCCGAGGGTGCGCGCCCAGAACTCGACGCATTCCAACGTTGGTCAAACCGTTGGTTCTTCCGCTCGATCGCGTGGCCGGACTACGCGCGTGATGGGAAGTGGGACACGCGTATTTATGGCGAAGCGCGCGCGGACTCAGACGCCGCGTGGAACCGAGTGGTAGCGCGAATGCTCACCCGTTGACTTCCACGACCCGCGACTCCCCCGTCCCGCGCGGGCGGAGGGTGATCGCGGCCGTCGTGCTCCGCTCCCCCTGCGTGATCTCCGCGAGGATGCCCTCGAAGTCGAGCACGGTGTATTGCAGGGCGCGAGGGGCCATCGCACCTTGCGGGTGGTCACCCCGTCACGATGGCACGTAACGCGCAACGCGCGGCGAAGGAGTTGACGCACAACGCGTCACCACGCTTCAACCGCAGACCCAGAAAGGAACGCCATGGACCTCTTCGACGCCTTCGACGAACTGACCGTGATGCGCACGATGGCAGGGCAGACGGTCGAGCGCGGCTCGCTCGACGGGAGCCTCGCGCTGCTGACCTCCTACGACGTGAGCCTCGTGCATCATCCGCCTGCCGAGGTGATGCGCGAGGTGCCGCCGATCTCCTCGCACAACGCGGACGTCGTACGCCAGTACCTCGACGCGCTGACGCTGGCCGAGATGGACGCGCACGCATTCGCCGCGTGGGTCGATGCGTCTGTCCCCGATCCGCCCGCCGAGGATTGCCCCCACTGCGGGGGAGACGGCTGTGCAGTCACGTCGGGCAACCCCGAGGGGTGCGCGTGGACGCGGTATCGCGCCCCGCGGCCCGTCTCGGTCTACGGGACGGTCGTGAATGCGGGATGCCTGCACGCGGCCACGGCCTTCCTCGACCTCGGGGGGCGGGTGCGGGCGGGCGTCTGGGACCTGACCCTGATCCTCCGGGGCGAGGGGTGGACCTACGTCCTCCGCGGGATGCGCCAGGGCGTGACGCCGATGCGGTTCTGGCCCGAGGCCGAAGACGCGACCGCGAGGCTGCGCGCGACGGTGCTCTCGTGACGGAGCGGGCGTCCGCGACGCTCACCCCGACGCCGAGTTCACCTCGACGACGCGCGCCTCCCCCGTCCCGCGCGGGCGGAGGGTGATCGCGGCCGTCGTGCTCCGCCCGGCCTGGGTGATCTCCGCACGCTCGACCCTGAGCCGCTTCTCCCACCGACCGAGCGCGTCGGACGTCGACGCCTTCATCTCCAGCGCGAGCGCCGCGTCGTTCGGGTCGTGCAGGAGCTGGCGCACGCGCGACCCGAACTCGGGCTGGAACTCGATGTCGCCCGGGGTCGTGTCGAGGATCGTGCGCGCCGCGACGAGGGCCGTCTCGACGCCCGTCACGGTTGCGAGGTAGCCGCGGGCGCCGAGGTGCAGCGGGCGGTCGTAGCCGAAGGTCGTCACGGGAGGATCTCCACCTGCACGCGCGTGAGCGAGGGGACGCGAAGCTCCCCGCTCGTCGGGAAGTTGAAGGGGTCGATGAGGTCGTTCGCGTCGGCGATCACCCACCAGAGATGCGGCGTGCCGTAGAACTCCTGCGACAAGAGGCCGAGCTTCGTCGCGGCCGTGGCGGGCACGCGCACGTCGGGGTCGCGCGCGTCCTCGGGCAAAAGCGCCGGGGCACGGGGGCCATGAAAGGTCTCGCCGCGCACGAGGTCGTGGTAGTGGGGTTCGCGCGCGAAGGGGTTGTAGACCGAGCTCATCGGATCACCTTCCGGCCAGGACGTCGTCGCGGGAGAGGTCGCCGTTCACCGGGACGTTCTTCCATTCGAGCGTGGCCCGCAGCTCCCCGGGCGTCGTGGTGTCGGGGTCGAACCAGGGCCCGCTCTTGAGCTCCACGCTCGTGATGATCACGCGCAGCGTTCGGTGGCCGCCGAAGACGAGGAGCACCGGGTGAGGGCCTTGCCGCAGGCGCCCCGACCCGTCGTAGTCTGGGAGCGGGAGCGCTTCCAACTGGCGCCGGATGCGCTCGATGTCCGCCGCGTCGAGCTCCTGGCGGATGAACACGAGGTCGATCTTGCCCTCGCGCCCTTTGCCCCCCGTGTAGTGCTGGCGCGGGAAGGAGCCGCCGCGGACCTGCTTCTCCGACCAGTTCGCGCCGACGGTGACCGGGAGGTCCTCGGGGTTGAACTGCCAGTCGAGGCGCGTCCCATCGATGAGATCGCGCAGGTAGCCCGTGGTCGCCACGCCCTTCGCCGCGGGTCACCCGCGGCTACTCCTCCAAGTTGATTGTGAGAAGTTGATCCAGAAGCGTTTGCGGAGAGCCGCCTGAGGCGCCGGGGTTTCCTGTCGTTGGCGTCGGCTGCGCAGCTCCAGTGCGGCGAGGGTTCTGCCGTCCCGCGTTCACGCCGTCCCGTGAAAGCGCGAACTCGGTCTCGTAGCCTTGCGCGCTGATTGTGTGGCGGCAGTTCTTGACGTACCAGAGCCCCGCGTCGCGAGCCTCGACACCGAGAACCTTGACGATCATCCCGCGCCGCGCGCGCGGCATCCCGATCACTTTGGCCTCCGCAGTGACCTTGCGTCGCTCGTGGTGCTTGAACCGCGCGTTCGCCAGTCGTTCGAGATGCTGGCGGGCCGCGGGACCGTTCGGTGCGGCGGCCCCCGCCACGTGCGCGCCGGTCTGCGCGCCACCGTTGGGCGGTGCGGTCGGAGTCGTGCTTTCGCCCGAAAAGAGGTTGGCGAGGTCCGAGAGAATGTCCCCGCTCTCGGTGCTCACCACAAGAAGACTTGTATCGTCCTCGGTCGGGCTCGTATTCGAACGCCGGGCCGCGTCGCGCGACGCCTGCCACGCAGCGCGTTGCGCTTCGGGCGTCGCGTTCTGGAGGTCGGGGTGATCTTCGACGAAGGACGCGATCCCGCGATTCTCGGCGGCCTGCGCGCGCCGACGCTCGGCGGCGAGTCGCCGCGCGGCGAGCGTCTGCCGGGTGGCCGTCGGGTCGCCTACGGCATGACGGAAGACCTGTCCGGTAGCCGGGTCGTGAAAGAGCGCCACGACGCCCTCGTTCTCCGTCTGCCCCTTCTTCGTGTCCTCCTTGACCTCGAAAGAGAGCACGTTCGCGTTCCGCCACCCGTAGAGGAGCACGAGCGCGGGCGGCTCCCCCACGGGCGGCTCGCGCACGACGACGACGTCGCCCTCCATCTCGACCGAGAGCCCCAGCTCCGCGGAGCGGCGCGTGATCCAGCTCCACGCGCTCTCGTTGTCGATCACCTGCCCGTCGAAGCGGATCGTGTCCTCCGCCTCGAAGCGCACCGAGAGCCCCGCGTGCTGCGCGACCTCCTCGGCGGCCTCGCGGAAGGTGCGGCCCTCGAAGACGTGGCGGATCGCGCCGCGCGAGAGCGAGAGCTCCCGCCCGAACGCCTCGACCGTCACGGTCGCGTCGTCGTAGCTCGGTGCGACTTCGTGGACGATTCCTGCGCGCGGCGAAGACAGCGTGCCTGGGTAGCCCCACCGCACGCCGATCACCGTCCCGTGCGGCAGGAGCTCTCGCAGTGTGTGGTCTTCATCATCGAGCTTGAGCGTGATGTGCGCCGCGAGGGCCTTGCCCTTCTTCTCGCCCTCGTCGACCGTGAGCTCCAACACGCGGCGTGTGAGGTCGATCGGAGCGCGTTGGCCGTCGAGCGTGACAAAGAGGATCGGGACTTGTTCGAGGACGCCCACGCACCTTCGGCGTGAGTCATCCACGCGTGTTACCGCGAAGGCGGTTCGCGGCGTACGGTCGGCGTGGTCTCCGTCCAGCCCCACACGCGCACTGCGTCAGGGAGCGAGCGGAACGGACCCGCGATGGTTCCAAGCGGGTCGCCAGGGTTCGCTGCACGCCACGCCGACCACGCGGCCCACTCCGTCCAGCCCCATGCGCGGGCCGCGTCGAGGAGATTGAAGAGGGGCACGATGATCAGTCCGAGCGGGTCAGCACGGCGCCCGTTTCGCCACTGCGTCCACGCGGTCAGTGCCGCCGATTGCTCGTTCGCTGTGCCGAAGGGGCCGATGGCGGGCGGCAAGTCCCGACCAGGATTCGCGAGGACCCACGCGGTACGCAGGTTCGTAGCGCGGGTGATACACGTAGAGAGCCACGAACTCCACGCCGCCGCTTCGTCCGCCGACGACGCGAAGGAACGGGCCGGGGGAATGGTCGGCGCGAGGAAAGGAGCGATGATCGTTCCGAGTTGATCCCCAGGGTGTGCTGCGGTCCACGACGTCCAGCGCGACCACTCGTCCATGCTCTCGGTTGCGTCGGTCGGGTAGCTGAAAGGGGGCGGCGGGGAGGGCTCCGAGGGATGTGCTGCGATCCACGCGGCGCGGAACTCAGCCACGCGGAAGCGGCACTGTTGGTAGTAGCTCGCCCACGCGGCATCTTCGGACGAGGCGTACAGGAACGGCCCTGCGGGTGGCGTCGGGGGGCTCGCGAGAGCGGCGGCGGTCCAGGCGTCGCTGAACGTCGCCGCGATCACGCGGTCTCGGAAGAGACGGGCGGGGGCGACCACGACGTCGACCGTCGTCCCGAACGGGCCAAGGACGGGCGGGGCGGTGGAACCGGGATGCGCGGCGATCCAGTTCGAGCGATGAATCGTGGCGCGCGAAGCGAGATAGGCCGACTCGTCCACGACGGACGAAACGACCTGACGCACGACCCCTGCACGCACATCGACGACGTCGTTCAAGGTCGGGGGATTCGGCGGAGTAGCCGGGGGCGTCCCGGTGATGGGGCCGGGTTGGCCGGGCTCTGGGTAGTGAGTCACATGTCCGGCCGGGTTGGCGTGCGCGGAGGGGCGCCACACGATCCGCTGGCCTGCGACCGGCGCGGTATCGTGCGGACCATCAGGAATCCACTCGCGGTCATACTGCGCACGGACGTACGGGGCACCGGGAACGACGGGGTTCATACTCCTCCGGAGCGGTCACCGCACCGGGGGCCTGCGGATCTTTCGTGACCTCACCGGAGCGCGTCCGTACCCTCGCGACATGCGTACCCTCCCCCTCACCTTCCTTCTTCTCGTGGCGTGCGGCTCCCAAGAGCCCCCCGGCGCGGCGCCCTGCGTTGGCGGGATGACCATCGTGTGTCCGTGTCCGAACGGGGCGCAGGGGTCGCAGACGTGCCAGTCCGACGGGCGCTTCTCGACCTGCCTGTGCGCCGATGGCGGGGGGCTGGACGCAGGCGCGGAGGACATCGGGGTCGACGTCGTGGTGGACCGTCCCCCTCCACCCCCCGACCGCGGGACAGTTGAGGACGTCGGGGTGGAGATGGGGGCCGACGTCTTCGACGCGGGCACCCACGAGGACCGCCCGCAGGAGATCGACACAGGCCACGACGCCGGGGCGGGTGAGGACGTGGGGGACGCTCCGACGGACGTCGACGCGGGCGCAGTTCTCGACGTCCGCGGCGACGCCGTCGACGTGCCGGGAGACATCAACGGGATGTCATGCGCGACAGAGGGGGAGCGGCAGTGCGCGGACCCCCACACGATGCGCCTGTGTCGTGGCGGACGGTGGGCGGCCATCCCGTGCGGGGTCGCCGTGGATGGGTTGCGGGACGAGTGCGCAGCACCCACGAACGCCTGTACGCGAAACCGACTCGCTTCGGGCTCCTCGTGCTCGAACGACACGCAGTGTAGTGACGGCTACGCCGTGTGCCTCGAAACGGGCTGCATCTGGGGAGCTCCCCTGAGTTCGTGCTTCGACGACACCGACTGCCGTTCGCGCTTCGGAGCGAGCGCTGTGATTCGGTGTGCGACCGCGACGATCTACAGCACTGCGGCGAGGGTCTGCGTGGACGTGCGGTACGACGTCCGTCCCTGCGTTCACGACCGCCAGTGCTTCACAGGATGGCGGTGTAACTATGCTGTAGGAGTCTGCGTCCCACGGTGACGGCACGCCCGACGCGTCCGCAACCCGCCTGCCCTCGGCGCTCGTAGCGGCCGGGCGGGGAGGATACGGTATGCTCGCAACGAACATGGCGACCACGAAGACGAAGAAGCCCACGAAGGCACGGAAACTCACGCTGGCGGAGGTCGGACGAGAGGCTGCGAAGCGGGCGCAGAGGGATACGCTGCTTGCGGAGCTCCGCGCGCAAGACTGGAACCTCTCGGCGGTGGCTCGGGAGCTCGGACTCAGCAACCCCTCAAACGTCTTGCGCTCTATCAAAACCCTCGACCTCGACGCCGAGTACGAGGCCGCGAAGGACGCGGGGAAGATCGTCAAAGGCCCGCGCTCTGAATAATAGTCACCGAAGACAAGATTCACTGTTGACTACTAGTCACGGGTGAGTATAGTTCTCTCGTCCCTTGCGTGACCCGTTCACGTCGCGCGGGACGGAGGACTTCGTGTGGCCTGACGACCTCGACACGACCGACGATGGCGCGCTCCCGTGGGAGCGTGCGTGGATGCCCGAGGGCAGTGAGTATGAGGGAGGAGACGACCCCGACCTCGGCGCGCACGAGTGGGTGAGCATGACGGCCGGGAGGGCGGCATGAGCCTCACGGAGCTCTTCGAGCACGTCCGCGCGCACGCGACGACCCACGGCCGCAAGGCCCTCGCGTTGCGTCTCCTGCACGCGCAGGGCGAGGCGCACGGGGGCATCGCCTTCGCGGAGCTCACGCGCGAACTCGGGCGGGAGGTGGGGCGGGCGACGGACGTGGTAGTCATGGACGTGCAACAGGGGTGGCAGGACATGAACCCCGACACGCTCACCCGCGACGCCCGACACGCGGTGCATCTCGCCCGCATGGCCCTCGCGGCGGCGGAAGCGATGGAGCGGGAGGTCGAGGCGCACGCGGCCAAGGTCCGACACCACCGGGGCGAGGGGCTGTGATCGTTCGCCGCGGATACCGCTATCGCATCTACCCGACGCCCGAACAGGTGGCGCGGTTGGAGGCGTGGGAGGGGGCGCTGAGGTTCCTGTGGAACGTCGCCCATGAACAGCGCCTCCACGCCTACAGTCGGTGCAAGGTGGATCGTCGGTATCCGACGGCGTTCGAGCAACGACGCGAATTGACGGAGCTTCGCACGGAGCTCCCATGGTTGGCCGATGTGCCGCGACACCTGTGCGATAGCGTGCTTGAGTCGTTGGACTCGGCGTGGGAGCGATGCTTTCAGCGACTCGCACGCGAGCCGCGCTTCAAGAGGAAGGGGCGAGACCCGTCGATCATACACGAGTCCGACGACAGACTGTTCCGTGTCGAGGGCGACGGTCGTCACGCTTCGGTGATCTTCCCAAAGCTCGGAGCGATCCGCGCGGTGGTTCATCGTCCCCTCGTCGGCAAGGCGAAGTCCTGCACGCTCACGCGCGACGGGGATCAATGGTTCGCATCGATCTCGTGTGAGCTCGACGCCCCCGACCCCACCCCCTCCACGAAGCCGCCCGTCGCCATTGACCGGGGCGTGGCGGTGCTCCTCGCAGACTCCAACCGGCGCACGGTCGAGAACCCGCGTGTGCTCGAACACCTGCAACCGCGAATCGCTCGCGCGCAGCGCACCGTTGCGCGGCGGGCGAAGGGATCGAAGAACCAGAAGAAGGCACGGGCCAAGGTCGCGCGGCTCCAGCGCAAGGCCCGTCGTCAGCGTGAGCATCACCTGCACGTCGAGTCGCATCACTACGCCAAGAACCACGGCGCGGTGATCGTCGAGGCGTTGAAGGTGCAGAACATGACCCGCAGTGCCCGCGGGACCGTCGAGGCGCCGGGGGTGAACGTCGCACAGAAGGCGGGGCTCAACCGCGCGATTCTTGACGCAGGATGGGGACGGTTCGCGTCGATGCTGCGCTACAAGGTCGAGGTGGAGGGAGGGCGGGTGATCGAAGTGCCCGCCGCGTACTCCTCGCAGACGTGTAGCGCGTGCGGCGTGGTCGATGGGGACTCGCGGCGCGAACAGGATGTGTTCCTGTGCATCCACTGCGGCCACCTCGACAACGCCGACGTGAACGCCGCTCAGGTATTGCTTGCGCGTGGGCTGCACGCGCTCGCCGTGGAAGCCACGGGGACAGGCTGTGGAGGGCTCGCCACCGGGCGCCCGACGAAGCAGCAACGCCGCGTCGTGAGACGGGGCACTCGGCGCGTCACCGCGTCGAGGTAGTCTTACGGTGCTCGAACCACGACGGCCCGCCCGGGTGGCGTCGCGGCGGGGAGGCGACGGCGCCGAAGCGCACCGGGGCGCTCGGGATCGCGGCCGTCGCGCCGAAGGCCAGGAGCAGGAGTCCGAGCGGGTACCTCACCGGAGGTTCGCGCGGTCGAGCTGGAGGTACGCGACGACCTTCGCCATCGACTCCATGAGGGGCGCGTCGGTCGAGACCTCGACCGAGCGCACGCGCGTGTCGGCGAGCGCCCGGTAGCGTTCGCGCATCGCGTCGCGCCGGGGGTCTTCGTCGAGCGCGGCGAGCGCCGAGGCGACCCGCGGGCGGCTGCGGAGGCGCGCATTGAGCACCGCATCGGGCGCGGTGAGGAGGACGAGCACGGGCTCAATCCCCATCTCGGCGAGCGTGATCTCCTCGGCGCGCGCGAGCTCGGCGGCCCACCGCGCGCCCGTCACCGCGTAGCTCGTCCAGTGCGAGCGGTCGAGGAGATGCACGCCCGGGAAGTCGCGGACGAGGCAGTAGATGTGCGCGCGCTCGTACGCGTACCAGTACGCGCGGCGCACGTCGTCGGAGAGGTCCTTGGGGTCGTAGGGCGTCGCGTGGACGTGCCGATGCACGTGCGCGCCCTTGCCCGTGAGTTCGCCCGCGACGGCGGAGAGGATCGTGCCCTTCCCCACCGCGTCGGGACCGTCGATCATGTAGAGCGGTTTCATGCGCGGGCTCAAAGCAGAATCCGTGCACGCGCGATCACTCGTCCTCCGTCGCGTCGTCGCGCTCGACCTCGGAGGCTTCCTCCGCCTCTTCGCACCAGCGGCAGATGAGCTTTGTGTACCCGGAGCACTCGGCCGTCGCCTGGCAGGTGAGGCACGCGCCCGTCTTGTCGTCGCGGTAGCGTTCGGCCACCTTCGCGCGCCGCTCCGCCAGCGTGGGGAGAGCCGCTTCGGTCGCCCTGGCCTCGCCCTCGGCCCTGCGCCGCTCCGCTTCTTCGTGCTGCTGGCGCCGCTCCGCCACCACGCGCTCGATCACCGAGGAGTCGAGCACCATCGGGCTGCGTGCGCCCTCGCTGCGCGGCACGTAGACGTTCGCCGCGAGGAGCCAGAGCCGGAGCTGTTCGCGCGAGATGTTCAGCCGATCGGCCGCCGCGGAGATCGTCTCCGTCACGGCGACGCCTCGGGCTTCGAGCGTTCGGCCTGCACCTCCGCCCACCGACGAAGCGCGAGTTCGCGCCGCAGCTCCTCGGCGGCGTAGCGACGCAACCCACGGTCAATGTACATCACGGTGAGGAACAGCCACGCGCTGAGCGCGAACCCCGTGATGTACGCGCCCAAGTGCGCGACCCCCACGGCGTCGGCCACCGCGACGAAACCCGCGACCGCCGTGATGAAGAGGACGAGTTCGTGCAGGAGCGCGCGCCACATCGGGGGCTGCGGGGTCGTGAGGAGCGTGCCCTCTTCGGGGGTGAGGTCGCGCGCCGTGACCGCGGCCAACACGCGCATCGTGCTCGGCGTGAAGAAGTCGCCCACGTCGAGGGCCTTCCTGTCCGCCGCCGTGAGTTTGTGCGTCCACATCTCGATCCCCGCGCCGGGCTTGCTCGTACGGACGAACCCCTCCCCGGGCGACTCGTCCGTCACGAGGTCGCGGCCCGCGTCGGTGATCGTGTAGCGCCGTACGCGGAGGCCACGCCCGTCACGCGGGATGTCCTCGGACGTGAGGAGACCCTGGCCTTCGAGCGTGGCGAGGTGCACGTACACGGTGCCGCGCTGGAGCGAGCCCTCGGCGCCGTCGACGAGCTCCTGGCCGGTCTTCGGCCCGGTCGTGAGCTGGTGCAGGATCGTGAGGTGAGTGGCGTTCATGGTCGTCGCGGGGTCGCAAACCACAGGCCACTCATCCGATGGTGCGCCCTCGAAGGGTTATGGTGAAAGGCACGAGGACGTGAACGGGGCACGCTTGATTCCGCCGCCTCTCGGCCGCAAGACCACGCGCCCAGAGATCGGCGATCTCGCGGTACGGCGCGGCCTTCTCCAGTGTGGTTCCGTGAACGATCTCCGTCAGAGGAATCCCGTTGAGGAGATCGTTGTCGTCGGGGGCACTCATGGTGGCGGCGAGATCGCAAGGCCCACGCCACCCGGGGTACACCCGGCGTTGAGGCGCTCGAGCGTCGCGCGCTCGCCCGCGGCGAGGGCGGGGAGACGCTGGCAGACGAGGACGAGGACGGCCTGAGTGAGCACGCGCACCGAGGCTCGCGCGCCCGTCCCGCCGCCCGCGTAGCGCCGCACGGTCGACTCGCTCTCGCCCGCGAACGCCGCGACCTCGGCGAGGTCGAGCTCCGCGAGGAGCGCCGCGAGGAGTCGTTGCGCGTCCGCGTCGAGGGTCTGAGAGGGCTTCGGGCGACGGGCCATCACCCGTCCCGTGCGCGTCAACGTGGCGCGTGGTTGGCGTTCAGTCGTCCTCCTGCTCCGCGGCGTCGATCGCGAGCGACTCGAAGAAGTCCACGAGGGCCACGACGAGCTCGTCGAGCGTAGCGCACGCTTCGTACCCCCCTTCCCACGCGTCCTCCCAGGTGTAGAGGTCCCCTTCGGTGCCGTCCGTCCAGCGCACGCGGAGGTGGTAGGCGGTGAAGCGAAGCTCCGGGGGCACGCCGGGCGGATCGGGCAGGAGCTCGGTCACGAGGATGCGCGCGATCTCGGCGAGCCGCTTCCAGCCGACGCGCGGCGTCCCCGAGTCGGAGCCCCACACCGCATCGAGGAGCGCCACCGCGTCGGCGGAGAGGGAGGTGGGGGGCTTCGCGCGCGTCGTGGGGTCGAGGCCCTCCGCGGCCGTCATCTCGCCGTCCGACCAGTACGCCCACCGAGCGGTCGCGTGCGCGAGGTCGGCGGCGACGGCGCGTGTCTCGACGGTCGAGCGCAACGCCACGTCATGTCCCTTGGCGCGGTCGGCGCCCTCGGCGCGCTGCGCGCGTTCCTCGACATCGCGCTCGCACAGGCCCTCCCGCGGTAGCTCGAAGGGGTGTACGCTCCGCGCGTGCATCCCTACCGCACACCCGCTCCCGTCCCGCGATGGCGGCTCACGCCCTACCGGGCCATCGTGCTTGTCTCGGGCATCGCGGGCTTCGTGGCCCTCGTGTGGATCGTGCGCGTGCTGGGGCGGGTGTTCGAGGCGTGGCAGGCCGGGTGAGAAATCGACAGCCCTCCGTCGATTGTCTCTAGAGTCTACTTGACGCGGTAGGCTCTAGAGTCTATCTATCACCTTGCGAGCGGGCGATGTGCCCGACGCGCGAAGGAGTAGACGACCATGAACACCGCGACCATCGACCACACCGACACCCGCCTCCCTCTCGACGCTCGCCGCCCCGGGCTCCACCTCGTAATCCGCCCGACCGCTGACGCGCCGCGCGGACAGACGCTCCCCGCGGCGTTCGGCATCGTGTCGCAGCACACGACGCGCGCCGCGGCCGAGACCGCGCTCGACGCGCAGTACGACGGCGCCCGCGCACAGGGCGGCTACTGCCGCGACATGATCGTGGTGACCGAGTAGCCCACTACCCCGCCCCAACACAGCCGCGCACCCGTGAGGGCCGCGGCTTGGGGCGTTGAGGAGACACGACCATGCAAATCACCAAAACCCTTCTCTTTTCGCACGGTACGAAGATCACCGCGCACACCGTCGAGCTCGCCGTCACCACGACGGACGCGCAGCCGTGGCCGACCGAGGGCACCGAGTGGACCGTCGCGTCACGATGGACGACGGCCGAAGAGGCCGAGGATGCCGCGCGCAAGCTGATCGCGGACGAAGCCGACGCGCTGCGCCGGGACGGCCTGACGGCGGTCGTGTCGGAAGACGGTCTCGCGGTCGCGTGGGTGGACGACGCGATCCCGCATCGTCGCCACGCCGTGCGTGTCCGCGAGACGACCGTACGGGTGCCGACCGGGACGCCCACCACCCGCCTTGCCCGCCTCGCGATCGAGCTCTCCGGGCTCACGCCCGACCCGCGCTCTCTCGCCGCGCTCGAAGCCGCGGAGCGCGGGGGCGCGACGGACGACACCTTCGCGAGCGCGAAGGCCGCGACCGAAGACGCGCGCGGTCGTCGCGCCGAGAACGTCGCGCTCGCGATCGAAGCCGCGGTCGGCGCGCAGGTCTTCCCTGGAGCCGAGACTTTTGCGACGGCAGCCGCGACCCGCGTGATGGACGCGGTGCGGCTGCGTGCTCACGCCGAGCGTGACGCCCAGGTGCGGGCACTCGTCGGGCCCTGGACCGAGGCGCACGCCGAGACGGAGCGCGCCCGACTGCGGACGCTCCCCGCCGAGCTCGTCGCTGCGCTCGGTCGCGTGCGCGAGGTTCTCCCGGGCTACGAGCCCGACGAGGACGCGCGGCGCTGGATCGACCGCCCCGAGGTACGCACCTACGAGGTCGAGGGCGCAGGGGCGGATCAGACGGTCGAGGGCACGTCGTCTGAGGATGCCGCGCACGAGGCCGCTGCGATCCAGTACGGCGCGCTCGGCGCAGTCACGGTGCGCTTCGTCGATCGCGGCTCGGACTCGGCCACGCTCGGCGTCTACGAGGTCGAGGTGGACGGCGTGCCGCAAGCGCGGCGACTCGTCGTGCGTGAGGCGTCGCGGTGAGCCGCCCCATCTCGGACTGGCGCACGCTCCTCCCGACGCTCTGGACGACTCTTCGCGCCGACGCGCCCGCATGGGTGTCCGAAGACACCCGAGCACACGCGCAACGCCTTCTCACGGCCCTCACGGCCGACGTCGAGAGGGCGATCGAGAAGGCCGGGAGCGCGAAGGCCGCCGCAGCCGTGCTCGGTATTGACGCCAACCTGATCAGCCGGTGGCGTCGGGCGAAGATGCTGGCACGGCCGGATGATGAAGATGCTTGAAAGGACGCTCGCGCGCCGAGACCCTCGGCGAGTGCGGTCAGCAGTGATGCCGTAAGGCGCTAACGAACCACTGCCTCGTGTGCGCCTACCACGCGAGGCCGCTCCCGAGGAAGGCGGTGAGGCGCTGCGCGTCGGTCATGACGGCCGTGAGCTCCGCTTCGCGCTGTGCAAGCACGTTCCGCGGCGACGGCCGCTCCGCCCACGTGCGGTCCACGTCGAGGAGCGTTTCGCGGAGGAGGTCGAGCTCGACCGCACGCAGCGCGCCCTCGCCCACGGGCAGGGCCGCGAGGCCGAGGAGCCGGTTGCGGATGGCGTCGAGGACACCGCCCGCGCCGTTGCCGAGCGTGAGGGCGCTGCGGATCTCGGGCACGGCGCGCTTCAGGTGCACGAAGGGGAGCACCAGCAGGCTCTCGTCCTGGGAGCCCGTGCCGCCCTCCGTGGTGAAGTCGAGGTCGTCGTAGACCTCGCTGTAGGAGCCGAGGCGGAGGATTACCTTGCGGTGCGTGGCGTCGCCGTCCGACGCCGCGTCGACCTCGACACTCACGCGCCCGCCCGCGATGCCGATCTCGCGGGCCTCGATGCGCGCGACGGGCGCTCCGCCGCCGTCGAGGATCGTGTCCCAGGCGCGCGCGGGCGCCGGGTCCGTGAAGGGGTCGGGGAAGGGCACCGAGTGCTCGCCGAGGACGATGGGCCCGCGGGTCGTCTCGGCGATGCGCGGCGTGAGGGTCGTGCCGTAGCTCGACTGGTAGACCACCTGCGCGGCTTCGAGGTAGCGGCAGAGGTTCGTGGCGCGCGTCCAGACCGGGCCCATCGCCGTCGTCCACGCGGTGAGCGCCTCATTGTAAGCCGTATCATCCGCAACGACCGTCGCGCGGAGGCGTGCGTTGTCGGCGTCGTACGCCGCGCCGATCGCGTTCAAGCGCGCGAGGAGCCCCTGGCCGTAGAGCTTCGCGGGCGCGTCGGCCGCGAGGGAGAGGTGCGCGAGGGCCGTCACCAGCGCGTCGCGCGTCGTCGTCCAGACGATGACCGAGGGCACGCTTCTCCCCTCCGGTCAACCTCGGATGACACGGCGGGAAGGGCGGCATGTTCGACGACGACGAGCTCGACATCGGGCTGCGGGTGACGCTGAAGGATGCGTTCTCCGTCGCTGCGACGAAGATCGAAGGGGCCTGGAAGGGGCTCCAGGCGCGGCTCCGTGGGAACACGCAGGGCCCCACGCTCCTTCAGCGCGGGCTCGACGGGGTGAAGGGCGCCGCCGAGCGCCTGAACCGCGCGCTCTCGGGCACGAACACGCTCCTCCCGACGTTCGGGACCTTGGTTCGAACGGCCGGGTCGATGCTCCGCGACCTCATCGGCCACGCGATCCGGTCGGGCTCCGAGATCGAGAACCTCGAGCTCGCGTTCACGACGATGCTCGGCGGCGCGGACGCGGCGCGCGCCCACCTCGAAGAGCTCCAGCGCTTTGCCCTGGGGAAACCGTTTGAATTCGCGCAGCTCGCGAGCGCCTCGCGCACGCTCCAGACCTACGGCTTCGCTGCGCGCGACGTGACGGGGCTACTGCGAGATATGGGCGACGCCGCCTTCACGGCCAACACGGGCTATGTGGGCGTCGAGCGCATGGTGCGTGTCTTCGGGCAGATTCGCGCCACCGGGCAGGCCACGAAGGGGCACCTGAACATGCTCGTCGCGTCGGGCGTCGACGCGTACGCGATCCTTCGTGAGCAACTTGGATTGACAGGGGAACAGCTCAAGAACATTGCTCGGAGCGGCATCCCCGCCGAGCGGATCATCACCGCGCTGCGCACTGGGATGCAACAGCGCTACGGCGGCGGCATGGAACGAGCCGCCGCGACCCTGGCCGCGAAGCTCTCGGACTTGCAGGACCTCGCGGGCCTCTTCTACCGCACGCTCTACCGCGAACTCGGCCCCTACCTCATCTGGTTCATCGACAAGCTCTCGGGCGCGCTCACGGGCAACATGACCGGGATCACGCGCACGGTGAAGACCACCGTCGCGACCATCCTCGGCCTCGGTCGCATCCTCGTGGGCGTCCTCGGGGGCGCGTTCTCGGACGTGCGCGGGCGGTGGGAGCGGGACTCGCGCGGCGCGACGCGCTCGGTGACGCAGACGCTCGAACGCTTCGCGTGGACGATCGAGGGCGTGGCGGCGCTCGTGTCGTCGGACAACGGCCGTGGCCTCGCGCAGGTGCCCCGCGGCCTCCAGCGCAACCTCGTCGACCGTGGCTTGTGGCCGACGGTCGTCGCGATGGCGCGCGTCTTCAACCGCCTGCGCGCGCTCGTCGGCGGCTTCGTCGAGGGCCTCGCGCGAGGCTTCAACGATGGCGCGCGCCGCATCCGCGTCGTGACCGACGCGCTCGGCCTCACGCAGGCGGGCATGACCATGACCCGCGCCGAGGCCACGCGCCTCGGGGAGCGCCTCGGGCGCCTCGTGACGATGCTGGCCCTCGTGAAGGCCGCGACGCTCGCCGTCCGCGCCGCGGGCCTGATCACTCTGCCCGTTCTGCGGCTCCTCGGGCCGACGCGCGACCCGATCACGGGGAAGTTCGTCGCGGGCAACGCCGCGTCGCTCGCGCAGGCCCTCGGCCGCCAGCTCCTCGCCACGGGTCGCGCCCTCCCGGGCGTCCTCGCGCAGACGCGCATCGGGATGGAGCGCCTCGCGGGCGTGTCGCTGCGCTTCGCGCTCGCGAACCCCGTCCTCACGGCCGTCGCGCTCGCCGTCGTGGCGATCGGCCTGGCCTCGCTCTGGGCCTACCGCCACGCCGACCAGCTCGCGTCCTCGTCGCCGAAGTGGCGCGCGCTGCGCGTCGCCCTGAACCTCGTCTTCGGTCCCTTCATCGAACTCGCGGTGCTCCTCGGGCGCACCGACGGGTCCTTCGAGCGGTTCCGCGGGCGCGTCGTCGCGGGGGCGCAGTCGCTCTGGCGGGCGCTCTATCCGCTGCGCGTGGCCGTCGCCCTGATCGTGCTCGCGTGGTACGTCGTGCAGGCGCGCGTCGCGATGGCGCTCGCGTGGATGGTCGGCGCCCTCGCGCGGGCGGCGGTGTGGATCGGGGGCATGGTGGGCCGCGCCGCCCTCGCGATCGGCCGCTACCTCACCGCCCCCTTCGTGGCCCTCTTCGGGTGGATCCGCGCGCACGTCGGGGTCTTCGCGGCCATCGCCCGCGTCCTCTTCGCGCCGTTTCTCTTCGCCGCGCGGTTCGCGTTCGGGCTCGTCCTCGGCGTGCTGCGGGCCGTCGGGGGCTTTCTTGAGCGCCGGTTCGGGCTGCACCTCGCCGGGGCGCGGCTCGCCCTCGTGCTCCTCGTGGGCGCGATCCGCACGAGCTTCACGTCGCTCCCGAACCTCCTCCTCGCCCCCTTGCGCCTCGTGGCGCGCGAGATCGTGTCGATGTACCGCGGTCTCCCGGCGGCCCTTCGCCCCGCGGGCCTGGAGGGCGCGGCGCGGACCCTGGAGACCTTCGCCCAAGGCCCCGCGACCCCCGCGCAGGCGGGCGCCGTGGTGGACACCCAGGCGGCCGGCGCGGTGACGTCCGCGAACGTCGCCCGCACGACGAGCGTGATGGCCGCCGCGCAGACCCCGGCCGCGGCCCCGACGGTGGTCGTTCCGCCCCCGCCCCCGGGCACGACCGTCGTGCAGATTGACGGCCGCGAGATCCTGCGCGCGGTCGATCGGCAGAACACCACCACGGCCCTGCGCGGCGGGCGCGCGGTCGAGACGGAGTAGCCTGAACGCATGTCCAGGCTACCGTGACCTCCGCGGGCTGTGGTTCCGTACCCTCGCACCATGCGCTTCCCCCTCGCCCTTCTCCTGCTCACGCTCGTTGCCTGCGGCTCCTCGAACAACGGCGCGGCGCCCTGCGTCGGCGGGCAGACCATTGCGTGTCCGTGTGCGGGCGGAGGGATGGGGACGCAGACGTGCCAGAGCGACGGGCGCTACTCGGCGTGCGTCTGTCCCGACGCCGCGACTGTGGTCGACGTCGTCGCCCCGGTAGACGCGCCCGCCGACCGGGAGCTCCCGCCACCCGACCGGACACCGAGCGGGGAGGACGTGGCAGAGGCAGGGGGCGAGACCGGGACGGCCGTCGACGACGTCGCTCTGGTGCTCGACGCGGGCACCCCCGACGACGGCCCGCAGGGGATCGACACGGGGGCGGAGGTGGATGTGCCCGCCGACCGGGAGAATCCGCCCGATGCCAGGACCACGGTCGACGTCGTCGTAGATCGCCCGTGCGCCGAGGGGACGGTGGAATGCTCCGGGGCCACTACGATGAGGGTGTGCCGCGGGGGCGCGTGGACAGAGGTGTCATGCGGGCGCTCGACCGACGACCGCCAGGAAGTCTGCACACCGAGCACGAACGTCTGTTCGATCCGTCCGTCCGTGACAGGCTCCTGCACCTCGAACAACCAGTGCGGCTATGGGTACTACGGCTGTGTCGCGGGGTCGTGCGTGTGGCGAGGCGCGGTGGCTTGCGTCGATGACCTCGGCTGTCGGGACGTCTTCGGCGAGTTCTCGAACTTCCGGTGCGTGCCCGTCACGATCTACGGCCAGACCGCGCGAGCCTGCCAGGAAGCCGCCTACCCACCGCGGGCGTGCGTGATCGACGCGCAATGCCTCGCCACCTATCGGTGTAACGTGCAGAGCGGGTTCTGCGTCCGGCGCTGAGGGTCAGAACTTCGGCTTGGGCGTGCGCTTGCGACGGCGGGTCGGGTCGAACTCGATCACCGACTTGATCTCGGTCTGTTGCCCCTTGCCCTTCTCGCGGGCTTCGCGGGCCTTGGCCTGCGCCTCACGGATGACCCGGCGCCGGTCCTCATCGACCTCCCGCATGAGGCGCCCGATGAAGCGTTGCGCCCGCGCGAGCTTGACCCGCTCCAGCTTCTCCCACCGGGTGTCCTCGCCGTTGAACTCGACCTCATTGCGGAGGCGTTTGTCGTAGCTCATCCGGCGCGACACGTTGAGCTTGCCGGGGGTGGTCGGGTCGGCAGAGAGGAGCCGCAGCGGGACGAGGATCTCCCGCTCGGCGACCTCCGGCCCGATCACGCCCGAGGCGACGTCGGCCTCGACGCGACCGACCCGACTCTCCATCGCGTCGAGTCGGTCGTTGGAGGGGACGGCGATCCCGACGGCCTTGAGCACCTCGGGCACGGCCGCACACACGACCTGGGGGACGATCGACGCGAGGAGCTGCTGAAGGGTCTCCAGGGTGAACGCGGCGGGCGGGGTCGCACCGGGGAGGGTGGCCGTCCCGGTCGCCCTGAGCTGGGGCAGGACGTGGTCGGCCAGGAGCTTGCGCAGCTTGCGGCCCTTCTCGGTGAGCGAGAGCAGGAGCGCCTTGTCGATGCCACCCGCGGTCAGCACCATGAGGAACCGCGCTCCGCCACGGCCGCGCGAATGACTACACTCCGAAGTGTAGTCATTCCGAAGCGCTTGAAACTCCGCGAGTTCGGCGTTTGCGAGCATGAGGAAGTCCGTGCCTTCCTCGAACTCCCCGGACCACCCGCCTCGAATTTGGTCAACGATCTTCCGTCCGCGCTCGTACACGACCTCGCCCACCTGCGCGGCGGGCCAGACCCAACGGTCGCGGAAGTAGACGGCGGTGATCGTCTTGCCTTCGAACTCGATGATGCGGGTGAGGGTCGTGGGCGCATCGTGCGGTTGCGTTTTTTGCGTGCTGTCTCTCATGGTGAGAGTGCCTCCTTTGCGGATTTCGCCCATGCAAGATGATCGCCCGATCAGTGCCAACGGCACGGTGGATGCGTCCCGGCGCAACCCATCCGAGGGGGCGAGGAGTACCCTTCGAAGGAGAGGGGTGATAGGCGATGAGCATGGCGACCACGAAAAAGTCCGCGCAGCCGAAGAAGCCCGCGGCCAAGACGAGGAAGAAGAGCAAGCTCACAATCGCGGGCGAGGAGGCATCACGGCTCGCGCGAAGGACCATGCTCCAGGCCACCCTCACGGCCTGCGGCTGGAATCTGTCAAAGGCCGCGGAGCTGCTGGACATGACGAGCGCGTCGGACGTGATCCGAGCGATTGGTGAACTCGACCTGGACAAAGAGCTTCTCGCGGCTCGTGAACGCGGGGACGTGGCCCGCGGTCGGCGCTGGTTTATTTGAGCCAGTCAGCGTAATTCAATATTGCGAACTCGCACAATTAAGCGTAGCGTGTTCTCCGTCTTCGCGCGACCCTAGACCCTCGCGCGCGACGGAGGATCGCCATGAACGCGCCCGTTCAACCGTGCCCTATTGTCTTCGACGCCTTCGAGCATCCCCATCACCCCGACTGCCTGTGTGACCTCTGCTACCCCGCCGAGGACGGGGACGTGTGGGACGCGACGCTCGACTTCGAGACGCCCGAACCGCCCCTCCCGTGGGAGGACGCCTTCGAGCCCGTCTTTCACTCCCTCGCCCCGGAGCGCCCGCTCCCGCATCGCAAGGCGGTCGGATGAGCGCCCCTCCCTCGCCGCGCGTGGAGACGCGCATCGAAACCCTGCGCCGCGTGGTCACGGCCTGCACCGACACGACAACCTGGGAGTTCTCGGTCTGGGAGGACTGGACCGATGGCGAGCCGCGCATTCGCGACACCGATGCAGCGGAGCGCCTTTCCTTCTCTCGCCCGCGGAAGATCCGTGAACTCATCGAACGGACATGGCCTGCGGACAAACGTCCGAACTGCCGCCCCACGGCGGGGCGGCAGTCCACCGGCAACGGTGCCGTACGAGAGTACGCCGTCACCGAGTACTGGCTCACCGAGGCCGAACTCCTCAAGCTCTGCGCGCGTGCTCGCACCGAGGTCGCCGAAGTGATCTTGGACGAGATGATCGCGACCTACATCGCGGTGCGACGCCACCTGCTCACGACGGTCCACGTCGCCGCACACGACCGGAAGCTCCCCGCGCCGAAGGCTCTCCCGGCGCCCGCACCTATCCCGTTGCCTGCTCCGTCGCCCACTTACGGCGAGGCGCCCACCTTCCCGACGCTCGTTCAGATGGCGATGAAGCGCCGTCCCGAGGTCTCCGGGTGGGTGTGGTCGCGCCTCGCAACGCTCCCGCTTCTGCCCCACCTGCCCCTCACGCTCGCTGCGATCGTTGGACTCGCAGAGCACCTCGAACTCTACGCGATCCCGCCCGACGACACGCACTGACCCTCGAAAGCCCCTTCCAGGCCCCTTCGATCTTCGTCGCGGCGGCGGAGAACGCATCCTTCAGCGTCACCCGCAGCCCGATGTCGAGCTCGTCGTCGTCGAACACGGCACCCCTTCGGGGGTGTCACCGTCAGACCTTCGGCGTGGCGTTCTGGATCGCGGCCCGCTCGGCGTCGAGGTCCTTCCGCAGCCGGTCGGCGTAGATCCACCGGAGCGGCGCGGCGAGGTTCATCACGTCGTCGTAGTTCGTGAAGACGCGCCCCTTCATCAGCAGGTACGCGTCCCCGTCGGGGTTGATCAGTCCAGCGCCGACACAATGTGCTGGAAGAAAAAATTTGGATCGTCGTGCAGGCTGAAGAAGAAGGGCTTTGAGCACCCGCCGCACGCGATCTGCACGCGCGTCCGCGGCCCGCCCATCGGGAACCAGAGCTTCTCGGCGCCCTCGTCCTCGTCGTCTGCGGGCTCCTCGCGCTCGATCGTCACGCCGAGCTTGCGCCCGAGGTCGAGGGCCTTCGTGCGCCATGCGGCCTCGTGGTCAGGGGAGAGGAAGGTCCGGGGCTCGGTGAGCGCGTGCACCTGCCGCAGGGCGTTGAGCACGTCGCCGGGGAGGTCGAGGAGCGCGCGCGGGCCGACGACCTTGCCGTCGAGCTCCTTGACCAGCGCGAGCGGCCGGTCGATCGGCCCGAGGTGTCCCTGCGTCACGAACTTCTGGAACTGCTCATCGGTGACGCCCGACTCGACGCCGATCAGGAATCGGTACGCTTTGCCCGCGTGGTCTTGGAGCGTGAGCGTCCACCCGTCGGCGAGGATCGCGGGGTCGTAGGCGATGTCCTCGATCTCGTCGAGGTGCCAGGTGCGCTCGGCGTCGGTCCCGCAGTGGGGGCACTTCGTCGAGACCCGGCACTCCGACCCGTAGGTGATCGTGCGTGCGAGCATGAACGCCCGCCGCCGCGAGCCGTCGGGCATCCGGCGCACGAGGTCGCGCAGCCGGTCGCCCGTGTGGCGCTTGCCGTCGAGCGTGAGGATCGACCGCGCGAGCGCGTCGGTGATCGCCCCGGGGAGGTCTTCGAACTTCCCGTCGCGGTTCGGGGTGAGTCGCTTCTGCGCGTGGCCGTCGAGGGGCTTGACGACGATCGACCGGCCGCACGGGAGCACGGTGGCCTTCTGGGGGTCGTACGTGGTGGAGGAGTCGCTCATACGCCTCCGCGCGGCGTCAACGTGGCGCCGCGTTGGCGTCAGGCGAGTTCGGCCGTGTCGAGCGAGAACTTCATGTCGGGCACGAGCGCGTCTTCCTTGCCCGCTTCGAGCTCGAGCTTCCCGAGGTCGGTCGGGAAGCACCCACTGAGCTTCCACGTCTCCTTTTCGGTGCCGTCGAGGTCGTAGATCACGACGGAGAGCTCACGCTTCGCGGCCTCGGGCGTCGCCGAGGTCTTGCCCGTCTGCGCGTTGATGCACTGCCGCCGCCACGCCTGGAGGTACTGGCGCACGGTCCCATCGGCGGCCTCGAACATCGACACTTCGAGTTCTTCGAGCTCGCCCATGCCCGAAGGGAAGTGGGTCGGCAGGGCGTTGCCCGCGGACTGCACGCTGGTGCGCTTGATCTTGCCGAGGGGGACCGAGACCTTCTTGCACCAGCCGAGGGGCATCCCCTCGCCGAAGAGCTGGAAACGGCCAGAGACGAGCGGGGGACCGGGGGTAGGGTACATGGTGCGACTCCTCACCTGTAGGAGCGCGCGTCACCCGCGGGGGCGGGGGATCAGGCGGTGGCGCCGGGCGGGAGGACGACGATGCCGATCTCCTGCTCTTCGGACGCGCCCTGGGGCACGACGAACACGTCGATGTGCGTGCGCTTCGCGGCCCGCTCCTCGGGCGGGTTGTTGCTCGATCCGCACTCGACGCGGAAGCGCGGCACGTCCTGATCGTCGCGCTCGATCGTCCCGCGCTTCTGCGCGAGGCGCTCCATGAACTTCTCGGTGCGGGCCTTCATCCCGCGCCAGAGGATCGTGTCGTTCGGCTCGTGGCGGTCGGGGCGGTTGCCCTCGCGCACCTGTTCGCCGATGAAGTCCACGAGGAGGCAGGCGTTCAGGCGGTCGAGCTGCGAGGGGGTGCGCTGGAGCGTGGCCTGCCCCTCGATCACGAACCCGTCGGAGGGGTCGTTGTAGAAGGGGTTCACGCCCGTGCGCACCATGGCCTCGACGTCGTCGGGCCCCGGGGCGACGCGCAGCTCGCGCACCTCGATCGAGAGCTTCGCCCGCTTCGAGCCCGCCATCGGGAGCCAGGGACCGGACTCCTTCGTCGCGGCGGCGAGCGCGGCGTAGACCTCGCCCTCCGACGGAATCCACAGCTCCTCGCGCGTGCGCGGGTCGATCACCCGGTGCCACCCGGCGTAGAGGGCGCCGCAGGCCGAGTCGATCGCCGTCCCCGAGGCGTAGGGACTCTCGCGGCGGCGGAACGCCTTGGCGTTCGCGACGGTGGTGATGGCGTACGGGATCGTGCCGACGTACCGGACCTCGGTGAGGTTCGCGGCCCACGCGGTGCCCGCGACGTGCGCGTCGTGGTCGGTGACGCCGGGGCAGGACGCGAGGCGGAAGTGGGCGTCGGGGTCGAAGGCGTGCAGGCCCGTACGCGTCGTCGCGTGCCCGATGTAGTCCGTGTAGGCCAGCGAGGCGAGGCCGTCGTCGCCGCCCGAGGGCGTGTACGTGCCCGCGAGCGGGCGGTTGTTCGGAGCGACCGTCGCGGCGTTCTGGTTCACGACGCGGTAGCGGATCGACTCGTCCCGCAGCACGCTCACGACGTACCGGGGGTCGGTCGAGCTCATCGAGAGCCGGTCGTGCGTCTCCAGAACGACGCCCGCGGCGGTGGTGATGCGCACCCGGAAGCGCGTCGAGGGCTCGCCGGGGTCGTCGTCGATCACGACCCGCGTCCCGTGCGCCCACGTGCCGTCCGAGCTCGCGGTGAACGCGAGGGTGTTCACCCCCACGCTCGCGCCCTGCACCTCGGCGTTGCCGAGGCCGAGCTCGTCGTCGGCCGTCGACGACGCGATCACCTGCACGTAGCTCCCGCTCCCGGTCGTGGTGGACTCGACGTAGGGGTGCCCGTCGGCGTCGGCGCCCGCGGCGGAGCCCGTGACGGCGCCCTCCACCACGCTCTCGAACTCGGCGGCGGTGACCGCCTCGATGTCGGCGACGTTCGACGACCCGAGGGAGCTCGACGCCTGGCCGCTCGTGAAGCCGATCGACGCGAGCACGTCCGTGTCGGTCGAGGCGTGGACGGAGAGCGCGGCGCCCGTGCCCTTCTTGTCGGTCGTGACGCGGAGGTTGCCGCTCGACACGTCGGCGTAGACGCCCGGGATGCCGACGTTGACGGCGGCGGCGAAGAGGTCGGCGCTGTTCTCGCTCCCCGTGAACGCGACCTCGCGCAGCACCCCGCCCACGCTCAGGACGAGCTTGTGCCCGGCGGTGACGGCCGTGTAGGTGCCGCCCGAGGACGTGAGGCGCCGCGCGTACGCGTTGAAGGTGGCGGTGAGGTTCGAGCCGCGATCGACGCTCACGATGAACGTGTCGCCGTGGGCGAGGCGCACCGGGAAGGTGGCGGAGCCCGTGACGCGCGCGCGGCCCGCGACGCTCGATCGGTCGCGCACCGTGACGGACGCGGCGGCGCTCGTCTTCGTGGCGGAGTCGGCGATGTCCGAGTAGTGCACGACGCGCGAGACGCGCAGGGCGCACCCCGCGTCGAGCGCGCGTTTTGCACACCGCGTCCCGACGTAGCCGCTCACGTGGTCCCCGTAGAGGGCCTGGAACTCGGGCCACGAGGTGACCTCCCGCGACTCGCCGATCGGGCCGCGCTCGGTGACGAGCGCCATCGCGCCGAGGGCCACCGCGTCGGCGGCGATGTACCCGGAGCGATCCTGAATGCTGGTTCTCTGTCCTACGCTTCGCGCCATGGGGGGCTTGTCCTCCGCCCCTCGCCGCGCGTCACCCGTCAGGGCAGGACGCGTACGGCGCTCGCGGTCACCACCAGCGTCTCGGCGGTGTCGACCGTGACGGCCGCCTCGGTGTCCTGCACCCACGCGAGGCGGATCGACCCGCGGGCTTCGAAGATGTCCGCGGCCGTGGGCTTCACGTTCGGCATCGACCCGAGGGCCTTCGCAGTGAAGAGGGCGGCGCCGTCGACCTTCGGGTGCAACTCACACCAGCGCTCGAAGTGCGAGATCCCCGCGAGGAGCTGGCGCTCGGCGGACACAGACCCCGTGTTCACGCCGCTGCGCGTCTGCCACACGACGGTGAAGGTGAGTTCGAAGAAGCGCGGCCAGGGCGCCACTTGCACCGTGCCCGCGTCGGCGTTGTAGCCCGAGAGCACGCGGGCCTGCGGGGTCGTGTGCTCTTTCATACGCCGGGGGTCGGGGCCGAAGAGGAGGAGGCACGGCCACGCGACCTTCACCGGGTTCCCGGTGTCGGGGCCCGCGACCTCGACGACGTCGGAGGTGCGGCGGAGGTGGACGCGCGCGCCCCACGGCGCGGCGCCCGACACGAGCTGGCCCTCGGCGCGCAGGCCGTCGAGGAGCGCCGCGGTCGCGGAGAGGATCGTCACGCCCCTCGCCCGCGCGTCTACCCCGTCACGGGCGCAGGATCGCGTCGGAGGGCGCGTACCAGTCCCACCGGAGGCGCGCGGCGTCGTCGCGCCACTGCCGCAGGGCGGAGCCCGCGGCGGCGAGCGCGAGCCAGAGCGCCGCGACGCCCACGAGGAGGCGGGTCAACGGCGGGTGATCTCCAGCAGCTCGCGCAGGGTCACGTCGGAGAAGCCCGCCCTGCGGCACGCCTCGGCGAGACGCCCGAGGGCGTGCACCTCCATGCGCGAGACGCCCTGGTGCGTGATGTTCAGAATGTCCGCGATCGTGTAGTGGTCGAGCCCGCCCGGGTGCGCCTCGACCACGCGCAGCGTGCAGGTTTGGGGGGCCGCCTGGGGCTCCTCGGCGGGTCGGTTGAGGGTGATCCCGCCCGAGGGCGTCACGTCGATCGCGAGGTGGTAGCGGCAGGAGACGTACGCGCAGGGCGACTCGGCCGTCCCGAGGCCGCGCGCCTGACACTCGCCCCAGGTCCTCGGGCGCGGCGGGAGCGTGCGGTCGCGGAGCGGGTAGCGCTTCTGCCCGGCGAAGAGATCCTTCTTGCTCGTCCGCTGGAGCTGGAGGGTGAGCTTCGCGTCGTCGCGGGTGGCGCGCCGCGCGCGCCGCCGCTTGAGGTGGTCGCTCGTCCCCGCGAGAAACTCCTCCCAGAACGGCGCGATCGGCGCGATTTCGTGGACGACCGGAAGGCGTCGGCGCGCGGGCGGGGCGGGGTCGGTCGCGGGCGGCGCGTCGTCGCGCGGGGCGTCGAAGTCGAGTCGGTCCATGGCGCGGGGAGAGAGCAACGCGCGCGCCACTACCGGCGGCGGAGCGCGTCGCGCACGACCTCGCGGACGGTGCCACGGACGCGGCGCGCGGCGCGGCGGAGGAACGGCCGCGGCGGGATCACGATCGCCTCGGTGTCCGCGCGCAGGTGCAGGCCCTCGGCGTGGAGGTAGCCGCGCATCCGGTCGGTGACGGCGATCGTGACGCCGTACTCGTGGATGCGCGCGAGCCGCGCGACCTCGCCCGTGTAGCCCACCCACACCCCGAGGCCCTCGTTTGCGCCGAGCACGCGCGACGTGAGCGCGTCGTCGAAACGGCCGCCGAGCGGCTCGGTCGAGCCCTTCTGCGCGGACGTGAAGGGGTGCAGGGCGCGCGTCCCGCGCATCTCTGCTTGGATCGACTCGACGAGTCGGATGCGCAACGGGAAGGTCGCACGGACGAGGCGCGCGTGGAGGCGTGCGCGGAGTCCGGTGAGGAGCTTGTCGGCCTTCGACCAGTCGCCGAAGGTCGTGATCGACACGTCGCCGCTCACGCCCGGTCCTCGTCCTCGAAGTACGCCCATCGGTGCCAGTGCCGACCGGCGTAGGTCGCGTGGTCGTCGAGGTGCGTGACGCGGTGGCGGACGGCGCGACCGGCCACCGACACGATCACGTCGCCCACGTGCAGCGTGACGCCTGCGGCCGTGAGGGCGTCGATCTCGAAGACGACGTGGCCGTCGCTGTTGGCGATCGGACTCGCGCCGCCCGAGGTCATGGCGAGCGCCTGATTCCGCCCGGTCTTCACCTGCCCGCGGAGCGTGACGTTCGCACGGACGGGCGTCCCGATCGGCTCCTCGAACGTCGTGTCGAGCGTCTGCGCGCCGGGGGTCACCTGGGACACGACGATCTCGACGGGGTGGATGAGGCGCGGGCGCATGAGGATCTCCGTCAGAGCGAGCGGAACACGCCGCCCGTGAGGTAGCCGTGCCACCCGCAGCCTTTCGGCGTGCCGGTCGCCGGGTGGTAGATGGACGGCTGGAGCGAGAGCGTCGTCGGGTCGGTCCAATCGCCCGCGGCGACGCTCCACCCGCGCGACCCGCCCACGGGCAAGACCATCTGCATCGCGCACCCCGGGCAGGCCATGAAGTAGCCGTTGGCGATGCGCTCCACGCAGCCGGGTTCGCACTGGCCCGCGGCGTCGATGTCCTCGACGAGTCGCGCGGGGACGGTCCTTCGAACGTCGACGTCGGCCATCACACCCTCGCACCCTGCGACGGCCTGCGGTAGCTCGCGAGCGTCACGTCGATTTCAGGATCGCCCGTGAGCCCGCCCTGCCGCCACGCCCCGACGGCGCCGGGGAGGACGCCCGCCAGCTCGTAACTGTGCCCGTCGGTGGTCTCGCGGAAGACGCGCCCGCGCTGGCGTTCGCCCTGCGCCGCGGCGTCGGTGATCAGCCCGAGTTCGCGGTGCGCGAGCCGCACGCACACGTCGCGGATCTCGGCCGGGGTCGTGCCGTCGGACTCGACGAAGCCGAACGACCCGACGACGCTCACGTTCCTGCGGCCCTGCGGCCACCGCACCCCGTTCTTGCGCGCGAGGCGTGGTGCGCGAAGGGACTGCCGCGGGGCGGCCGTCGACCCGTAGACGAGCACGTCGCCGAGCGTGAGGGCGACGCCGTCGATTGACACGCTCGTGAGCGAAACGACCGGCGCGGGGAGCCAGAGGCACTCGGTGCCCTGGCCGTCGAAGGGGAGGGTGAGGGTGCGGGCCTCGAACCACCAGCCGGTCACGCGGTCGATCCGTCGCGACGCCTCATCGAGGAGCCGCTGGAGGCGCGTGTCGTCGGCCTGGCCGGTGGTGATGCCCTGGTCGCGGGCGTAGGAGAGCGAGGCGTAGCTCACGCCTCTTCAGGCGAGGTCACCCACCCGCGGGCGGGTCGTTGGGGCGGCGGGCGTTGGGGCGCGTGGGACGGCCGCGCTCCTCGGGCGTCGCGGGGACGGCCGCGGGCGTGCTCGGCGGGGTGGGGACGGCCGCGGGCGTGCTCGGCGGGGTGGGGACGGCCGCGGGTTCGTCGGTGACGACGTCGGCCTCGCCCGCAGGTTCGTCGGTGACGACGTCGGCCTCGCCCGCAGCCTCGGCGAGCATCGCGTCGGGCGTGTGCTCGAAGAGGTCGGAGTCGTCCTCGGGCGGCGGGGCGGTCTCGACCTTCGGCGCAGGCCAGGGCGTGCGCGAGATCGCGAAGCGCGGCACCGACCCGCGGCCCTCGCCCTCGTGGTTGTACTTCGGCACGCGCTCCTCGTGGAGCTTGAGCTTGCGCACGAAGTCCGCGGGGATCGGGTGCGGGCAGACGGGCGAGCTCTCGGTGAAGTGGACCGTGCCGACGTCGGGGACGTTGTGCAGCACGTACGTCTCGCCTGCGTTGAGCTTGAGGTAGACGTGGCCGGGCTTGGCGGAGGTGGAAGTGGGAGCGGTGGGGTTTGCCATCGGGGTGCGAAGGTCCTTTCGACGCTTCGCGGTCGGTCAACCCGGCGGCGGGATGGGAGGGGATCAGTACGTCTCGCGCAGGGCCGTGATCTTGGCCGCGGCGCTCTCCTGCTCCACGGCGAAGGCCGCGCGCATGCGGATGTACACGTGCACGCCGCCGTTCCAGGGCTCGTCCACGACCTTGATGGTCATCTTCTTGTACCACCCGAGGATGAGGTTCTTCGGGTCGGCGAAGATCGCCGGGGCCACGTCGGGCGTGCCCGCAGTGACGGGCATGTTGCCCACCTGGATCACCTTCGAGCCGCCGCAGACGGGGAGGTCCACCGATTCGAGCGCGCGGTCGCCCGTGGCCGTGGCGCGGTCGGCGACGATGTTGCGCCAGCGGTCGCCCGCCTTCTCGGCGACGTAGAACGCGTGGCGGTTCATGCGGCGGAACTTCAGGCGCACCGACGAGCGGGCCTGCTCCAGCAGCTCGCGCGTGAGGTAGGCGTTCGACGCGTTGACCGTGTTCGAGGTGATGCGCTTGAGCCAGCCGTCCTGCTGGGCCATGCCGTGCGCGACGAGCGTCGAGTCGGTGATGTCCGTGTCGCTCATCAGCGCCATCTCTTCGACGTCGACGCCCACCTTCTCGGCGAGGAGGCGGAGGTAGGTCTCCTCGAACATCTCGCCCTCGACGTTGTCTTCGAGCGCGGTGTAGCCGAGGAAGCCCTCGACCTCGATCACCTTGGCGTTGAGCGTGACCTCGGAGGTGGTGGGGGCGATGCGCTGGCTCGGCCCGAGCGCGGCGCCGTCGCCGGGGTCGGCGCGGACGACGCGCGAGCTGAAGAGGATCTTGGGGAGCTTCTTCGTCTTCGATTTCATCGGCTCGACGCGGCAGGCCGACAGGAGGGGCGTCGAGTTCTGCGCGATCTCGATGAACTTGCCCGCGACCTCGACGGGGAGCTCACCGCCCGACGAGAGGGCGGACGCGAGGAAGTCCGTGCGCTGCTCGGAGGTCATCTGTCGAAGGGACTTGGCGCTCATGGCGTTCTACCTCTTGTGGCGCGTCACGCGCGCCGACCGTTGTGAAACGAGAAGGTTCACTCCTCGCCGTCGTCGTCACCCTGCGCGGCATCCACCGCGGGCTTGTCCGTGGCGCGACCGACGAAGCGCGAGAGGCCGAGGACACCCTGGAGCGGGCTCTTGGTCTCGCGCTTCTCTTCCGCCGGGGGATCGTCGGAGCGCGGGGCGGGCCGGGCGCTTTCGAGGTCCTCGACGCGCTTCTCCGCCGTCTCGACGCGCGCGCGGAGGGCCGTCTCTTCGGCGCGCACGGCGACGAGCTCGTTCTCGCGCGTGGCGAGGCTGGCGCGGGCGGCGTCGAGTGCGGCGCGGGCCTCGGCGAGCTCGCGCGCGCTCTTGGTCTCGCTCTCCGTCTCGCTCTCTTCGGTCTCCTCCCCGAGGAGCCCGTCGAGGTGGCCGCAGCAGTCGCTCGCGCACTGCTTGGCCTTCTCCAGCGTGTCGCGCGTGGCCTTCGAGATCTTCTTCCCGGCGCGCTGGTGGGCCTCGGCGCCGTCGCCTTCGGTCGCCGCGCTGCGCGTCGAGACGCCCATCGTGGCGTCGGCCTCGTCGCAGACGCCCTGGACGACGGCGTTGAAGTCCGTGCCGAGCGCGCGGAACTTCTTGACCATCTCCTCGTCGGTGGGGTTGCCGTAGTACGCGCACTCGTAGAACACCGACTCGGCGGCCATGAGGGCGCGGTTCATCGCGTCGCGCACCTTCCAGCGGTTCGCGCACGCGCCCCACACGGACGCGAGGCTCGACCAGTCGGTGCTCGCGCGGCTCTCCACCTGGCGCACGAACGCCTCGACCTCTTCTTTGCCGAGGTCCTGCGCGCTGCGGAAGCCCCCGAGGAGCGCGGCGAAGTTCGCGCGAAGCGCCTCGACCGTGGCGGGCTTGGCGGGCTCCGCAGGCGGGGCCTCGCGCGCCTCGGTCGCGGGGGTGGGGGTCGGGGCCGCGGCGGGCTCCGAAGGGGTCTGCGCGGCGGCCTGGGGTTCGGTCTTGATGGTCATGTCGCTCCTCCAGAGCGGGGTCACCCCGCCCGAGTCTTCGCGTGCGCTCCGCTCCTCGACGCCCTCGAAGAAGATCCCGATCGCCGGGGCCTTCACGAGCGAGAGCGTGAGCGGGTAGGGGTCGATGATTTCGCCCGTGCGGACCTTCCCGACGCCCGTGACGGTGAGGGTCTTCTCCCGGTACTTCCCGGTAAATTCGATGCTGAAGCCCTTGAGCTTGCCGTCGCGGAGCTCCTGCCGGGTCGTCTCCTTGAGGACTTTCACCGTGACGACCCACACGAGGGCCGGGTACTGCTCCGACGCCTCGCGCGTGATCCAGCTCTCGACGATCGCGCCGACCGTGCCGTGGTCGTGGTGCGAGTCGATGCCCCCCGTGCCGCGTTCGAGAAACTTGTACGCGAACGCGCGCAAGGTCTCGGGGCTCATCCACGTGCGGTAGGAGTCGATGCGGAAGGCGTCCTCGCCCGGGACCTCGCCCGACTCGGGCACGTCGAGCGCGGGGTACGCGATCCCTTCGACGAGCGTGTAGTCCGTCTCCTCGCGCACCGCGCGGATCGCGAAGTCGACGCGGCGACGCGCCGCGACCTCCGTGGGCGCGTCGAGCGACGCATCCAGGGACCGTTGCAGGACGGCGCCGAGGGAGGCAGGCCAGAGCGCGACGAGGGAGAGGGCGGAGAGGCTCACGCCCCTGCGTCGGTGTCACCCGCGGCGGGGGCTTCGGCGCCGTCGCCTCCACCGCCCTCCGTGGGCGTCGTCGCGCCGTCGCCCGTGTCCGCGCTCGACCCCGCGACCTTCGTCACCGCGCCGAGGGCCTTCGTCACGTCCGCGGGCAGGAGGAGGTTCTTGGTGAGCGCGTCGAGGAGCACCGCGGGCACCTTGCGCCAGCTCTCGGGCGACGAGAGTTCGACGCCGAGGAGCGGCTCCAGAAGGTCGGCGACGTTCGCCACCGTGAGGACACCCGCCTTGATGCCGACCTCGATGACCTTCAGGAGCTGCTCCTCCGAGAGGAGCGGCGGACCCTTCGTGATCACGCGGCAGTGCCGCGCGCCGAGTTCGGGAAGGACGAAGCTGTTCAAGAGTTCGTCCTCGTCCGCGCGCTCCGGCGCGAACACCTGCTCCTCGGCGACTTGTCTGGCCGCTTGCGCGGTAGCGAAATTGTACTCCTCGCTGCGGCCCATGAAGATCGGGGGGAGGCGGAAGGCCATCGCCACGTCCTCGACGCAGCGGGTGCGGTATTCGAGGAACTGCGCGTCGGTCTGCGCGGCCTTGGTGAGGTCCTTGAAGTCGATCCGCGGCACGGCGCCCGGCCGTGCGATCGCCATCGGGTCGGCGGGGTCGGAGGTCGTGTCGGACTTCGCTTCGAGGATGAGCGGGACGTGGCGGTTCGCGCGCCCCTTCACCGTCGCGAAGTGCTCCTTGAGACGTTCCACCACGTCATCGTCGAGCGTCGCGCCCTGCACGAGGATCGCCATCGGGGGGATGGCGTTGTTGTCGAAGATATCGACGTTCACCTCGCCCGCCGCGGCGCGACCGGCCGCGCTCGACGCCGCGCCGCGCCAGCATGGCTTTCCGTACACGCTCCCGGGCTCGTACCGGGTGAGGTTCAAGACCTCCGACGCGAGGTCCTGGGGCGATGCGTTCGGGTCCTCGTCGCCCGTGTCGGCGCGCAACGGCCTCGGGTCGCCCAACTCCTTGAACCACACCGTTCGGCCGTTGACGTACTGCGCGAAGCGCCGGAAGCGCCGGTACTGCGTGACCTTCTGGAAGGCGCCGTTCGCGTCGCGCACCCACCGCGCGGTCTCGACGATCGCGCGGTCCCACCGGGTCTTGCGCATCGTGTAGGTGGGGCAGTGGTCGAGCCCCACGAGGCGCCCCTTCGCGTCGCGCAGGACCTCGTAGTAGCCGTCGCCGAACACCGCCAGGTCCTTCCGCACACGCTTGCGGGCGGCGGTGAAGCTCCCGATCGACGACGCGGCGTCGAACCAGGTCTTGAGCTTCTGGCGCTCCGCCTCGATCGCGTCGCTGAGGTTCGGGGGCGGCGCGGCGAGAAGGGGCACGAACTGCACGCCGAACGAGCACGTGTTGACGGTCATCGCGTCGACGGCCGACTGGAGCACGTCCGAGTCGTCATAGCGGCGCTGCACGACGGCGTAGGGGTAGGGCGGCTCGATGAGTCCGTGAAGGCCGTACTGATCGGCGAAGGGGTCGAGCTGCTTCGACGCGCCCGCCTTGGCCGCCTCGGGCGTGACGCCGGTCTCCAGGGGGAGGATGCGGACCTTGACGGTGGCGGTGGGCTTCGCGCGCTTCTGCGATCGTCGGGGCTTCGTCACGCCCCTTCGGGCGAGTCACCCGATCAGGTGTAGTCCGACGAGACGGTCGTGCGCAGGGTGTAGCCCGCGCGGGTCGTCGCGGCGGCGCGCAGGGCCACCACCTCGGTGCGCAGCGCTTCGGCGTAGCTGCGGAGCTGCACGACCTCGAGGCGCAGCGCTTCGAGGTAGTTCCGCGCCTGCACGACCTCGGCGCGCAGGGCGTTGATCGTGTTGCGGTCGGCGGTGTTCTCGGGGCCTGTCGGCGCGGCGGGGTCGCCGTACGCGGAGAGGGCGCTGTTCAGCGCGGCGTCGATCGTCGGGACCGTGGTGCCCGCGGGCGAGGTGACGGTCGGGACCGCGACGCCCGCGGGCGAGGTGATCGTCGAGGGGGCGGTGCCCTTCAGTCGGTTCACGTCGTACGCGAGGCCGTTGAGGAGCGTCTTGACGTCGGGCGAACCGTGGCCCGGGTTGAGGCCCGCGCCGCCCGTACCGAAGTTCTGGGGGATTGCGACCATGGGGTGGGGTGATCCTTTCGGACCTTCCGCCCGGTCACCCCCGGAGGCGCGCGGGCCACTTCCCGCCGCGGTGGGACGTCGACGCGAGGAAGCGCCACCAGGGCCCTGCGCCTCCGCGGGACTCGTAGAAGTCCCGCACGGCCCCCACGACCTCGGTGTAGAGCGCGGCGAACTGCCAGTGGTCGGGCATCGACTGCGCGAGGTCCTCGGCGTCGTCGAGGCGGAGGAAGAACGCGTGCCAGGGCGCGCAGTGTGGGGGCTTCGCGCGCGTGTCGTCGCGGTCGATCCGCTCGACCTCGATCCCGAGCTTGCGCTCGCGCGCGACGAGGAGCGCCCGGTCCCAGACGAAGCACCCGCCGTCCGCGAGCCGCCGGTTGAGGATCGCCGCGCGCTGGTGCGCGAGGCTCGCGGCGTGCTGCGCGATCACGTGCGCGGGCGGCTCCGGGGCGAGGCCCGAGTCGTCGAGGAGGCGCTGTCCGCGCGGGATGCCGTGCGCGCCCTCCCGGCGGAGCGTGCGGCCGCACGTCTCACAACGACACCGGGACTCGGCGGGCTGCGTGACGAACCGGGCCGTGGTCGGGACGAGGACGAGCGCGCTCACCAGAGCCCCTCGCCGTAGGGGTGCGGGACCTCGGGGGCAGGCGAAGTACTCGGCGCGGCCTCGTCCACCGGGGCGACGTGGCCGACGAGCGCACCCTCGGCGGTGAAGACCTCGACGCGCGCCGTCGGGAGGTGGCGCTGCACCTCGATCGCGTGCTCGACGCGACGCCGCACGACCAGGCCCTCGGCGTCCTCGAAGGGGTCGCCCGAGGGCGGGATCGGGACGGTCGCGACGATGCGCTCGCCGGTCGTGTCGTGCACCCAGGTGTGGCGCCAGCAGAAGTCCGTCGCGAGCCCCACCCCTCCGTTGCCCTCGCGGCGCGTGTGGTGGGGCTTCGTCGCGAACTCCACCCCGTTCGCACCGTCGATGTGCCGCTGGCCGCACGCGGGGCAGAGGATGACCTCCCGCGGCAGGCCATCGGCACACGCGCGCTGAAGGCGGTCCCGCTCGACACGTACCGCGTCGAGGGCCTTCCCTGACACGAGCCGCGTCCCCTCGACCTCGATCTCCCGGTCGGCGCTCGCGCACACATACCGCACGGCGTCATCCAGGGCTTCGAGCTCCTGCTTCTTCTTCTGCGCGCGCAGCACGTCGAGGATGAAGGGATAGTCGCGGGGCTTGGCGGAGTCGCGCACCTCCTCGGCCGTGCCCCACCACGCCTCCGCCGCGTCGTCCCCCGCGACGAGCTCACCGTCGGCGTCGGCTTCGACGATGTAGAGGGTGTAGGTCGGCTGCTTGTCCACGCCGAGGAGCCGCCCGATGCGGGTCACGGTGAGGCCCGTCTCTTCACGGATCTCGCGGATAAGGGCTTCGTCCAGGGTCTCGCCCGGTTCGAGCCTGCCGCCCGGGGTGAGCACGTAGCCGTTCTTCTTCGAGCGGATGAGGCACACCTTGCCGTCGCGGACGATGATCGCGGCGACGGCCGTGACAGGTGCGTGGGTCGTGGTGTCGTTCATGGTCGTGGCCCTCCTTGATCGGCCGCGACCGTCGCTTTCAAGACCCGATCCACGGCCAGGAACCACTCGTGCGAACCTCGGCTCCCGCTCCGCCGGAGGAGCACACTGTCGAACTCCCAGAGGGCGGCCACGTGGTCGAGCGCGTGCTCCTCGCAGGCGCCGCACACAGGGAGCGTGACGTTCGTCGCGCCGAGTCGATACGCCTCCACGGCGGGCTGCACCTCGCAGAGCGCGCACCGCTCGCCCGGGGCCACGGTGAAGCTGTACCCGGCCATGGTGTTCAGGGGCGACGTGGGCTCCACCGGAAGCGGCACACGACGAGTTGGGTGTGAAGGTCGCTGAGCTTGCGCACCACGCCGACCGCCGGGAGGCGCCGGTCGTAGTGGGTCCTCGCACGCTCAAGGAGCGCGGTGAGCGTCGTGGTGTCGTACCCCTCGGCCACGCCCCAGAAGCCGTCCGCGTCCTCCTGGGTGAGCCGCTCGGTCTCGCCGCGCAGGTAGCGTTGCGCGGCGTCGGTGCGCGAGATCGCGTACACCACACGCGCCTCGCGATCGGTGAGCGGCCCTCGGTCGATCGGCTGGGCGGGGGCGGGCACGGTCGCAGGCGGAGGGACAGGAGGAGCGCTCTCCACGACGATCCCGCGGGCCTTGCGGCGCTCGCGGTCCACGTCGATCCCGTAGGACTTCACGAGGCGGTAGATGCTCGAGCGCGAAATATCGAGCTCCTTTGCCGTGCGACGGAGGTTGTACCCGGTCTCCACCAGTGTGCGCTCGATCGTGATGCGCTTCTGCATGGCGAGCGAGGTGCCGCCCGAACCCGTCGCGTGTCGCGCGAACGTGCGGAGCCGCTTCAAGCGGACGCGTCGCAGCCGACGCACGATGCGCTTCCGTCGCGGCGCGGGGGCGGCCTCGGGCGCGTCGGCGACGGGGAGGGCCTGCGCCGCGCCGTGGCCCTCCGCCGTGAGCCGCAGGCCGCCCTTCTCCCGCGCGAAGTAGCCCTGCCCCACGAGACCCGCCGTACCGCACACGCGCACGCGGATCTTCACGTGGTCGGGGTGCTCGGGGAAGCCCTGAAGCGCGAAGGCGCTCGGGTAGAGGTGGTGCGCGGCGACCGCGAGGTCTTCGGTCGAGAAGACGGGGAGCCGCGCGGAGAGCTTCGCCGCGGCGGCGAGGAGCATGGCGGCGTGCGAGTGGGTGGACACGCGGGGTGGGGCGGCGCTCTCTTCGACGCGCTCTCCTTCGTCACCGCACGTGCCGCTGTACTCGTTGAGAGCGTCGTGCATGGTCAAGCCTGCTGGAGCTTCTGGAGGTTGGTGATCGTGGTGGTGAGGAGCGACTCCGCCTTGCGCAGGAGGACGGGGATCGCCGTCTCGAACGCGGGCGGCGTCGGATTGCGAAACGGCTCGGTGAAGGTGTTCACGCTGACTTGTCCCACGACGCCAGGGGCGTCGGTGAGGCCACCCAGGACCACCGAGGCGCGCGCCTCGTAGCGATACCCTTGGCGGTCGTCTGCGAATCTCCATGCCTCCAGACGGAGGACGGTGAGCGCGTGCGGGAAGTGGTTGAGGGCGGAGAGGATCAGTTGCAATCGATCGGCTTCGGTCATGCCCCGCGCTGTCGCAAAACGCGGTCCATCGCGGGGTAGAGGTCGCCCGCGAGGACATCGGAGAGCCCCGCGCGCTGGCCGTCGTTGATCTCGATGACGATCCAGTCGCCCGCGGCCGTGCGCGCCACGTCGAGGGCGTAGAAGCGCAGGCGGGGGTGGACGCGGGCGAGGGCCTCGCGGAGGAAGTCCGCGGGGATCTCCGAGGCGGGCGGCGGGTCGCGCACGGTGCAGTCCTCGGGCGGCCAGTAGAAGCCCCGGCCGACGACCTCGCGGTCGAGCACGAACACCCGGAACTCCGTCGAGACCGGGCACCCGCCGAAGCCCTCCCCGAGGCGCTCCAGGGGCACGTAGCGCCGCGCGACGATCGTCTGCGCGCGCATCCCCGTGTCGCGCTGAAGGAGGCTGCGAAGGTCGATCGCGGCGGCCTTCGTCGGCGCGTGCATCCGCTCCCAGGACCCTTTGTCCGCGCTCGCCCCCTTCACGATGAAGGCCGTCCCGTCGTCGGGGAGCTGCGCGAAGTCCTCCCAGGTGTCGGGCGTGACGCCGCGGAGGTCGTCGGCCCACCGGGCGGGGTCGGCGGCGTAGCGGTAGGCCCACCCGTCGTTGAGGAGCCGCGCGCCGAGGCGGGCCACGTCGGCGTCGAGGCGACGCTCCCACGGCCAGGCGTAGTGTCGGGCGTACACGAGGTCGCCCGCGCGCACGTCGAGGACGGAGGTCACCGGGCGCCACCCGAGGGCCTGCGCGGCGGCGAGCTCGTCGGGGTCGAGCTGCGAGGGTTCGTGGAGGAAGACGACGTTCATGCCGCCGAGTCTGCAACGTCCTGGCCGAGGAAGGGCCCCGCGCCCCACGACCACGCGCGGAGGAGTATCCGGTTCGTCTCGTGGGGCGGGGGCGGCGGGCCGTTGCGCCAGCGCTCGATGCGCGCGGCGTGACCGGCCTCGATGAGCGAGCGGGCGCGGTGCTGGAGGTTTGCGAGGTCGAAGCCCGCGCGGGTGAGGGCGATCCCGAGGCCGTTCCATTGCCACTCGCGCGGCTTCCCGAGGAGGTTCCAGAGCTCATACGAGGCGCCCGAGGGCGAGATCCACAGGGGGTGGAGCGGGTCCTCGCGCACGCCCGGCTGCGGCGTCCACTCGTTCTCGCGGAGCCATGGGGTCCAGGCGTGGCGCCAGAGCGCGCGCCAGTACCCCCCGGCCTGGAACCGCACCTTCTTTTGCCCTCGGAAGACGGCCGTGTGGAGACCAAACCGGCCCGTGTAGGGGTTCCGCCGGAACTCGTGCACGAGGGCGTAGCCATGCAGGCGGAGGAAGGTCTCGGGGTCGAGGAGGAGCCGCTCGTCGATCGCGGCGGCGAGCTGGACGAGCGGGTGCTGCACGGCCTGGTGGTAGACCGTCGGCCACAGGCCGTGCGCGTCGAGGACGGGCACCTCGATCACCTTGCGGGCGGTCTCATCGCTCATGGGTCTCTCCCTCGGCGTCCTCCTCGTAGGTCGGGGCGTGCAGCGTGACGAGCTCGGCGCCGTCGACGAAGTCGCGGACGAAGGCCGCGCAGAGGGCGGCGACGAGGAGGTCGTCGTAGCTGTCGAACTCCAGCGGCGTGACGGTCGTGAGGACGCCGCGGAGCATCACCGTGCACCCGTGCGGGGAGCTCACGGTGTCGATCCAGGCCCACACGTCGCCGAGCTCGGTCGTGATGCGCCACGGGCGCAGGAAGGCGCGGCGGATCGCGCTCATGGTTGCGTGTTCGCGCACGCGAAGATGCCGCACAGGTACGCGGTCAGCTCCTCGCGGTTGAGCTCGACCTCGCCCGCCTCGATCCGCCGCACGTGCTCCACGTCCGCGAACCGGCGCACCTGCGCGAGGGCACCGGGCGAGGCGTGGAAGGTCTCGCGGAGGCAGCGCAGGCTCTCCCCGACCTCCCGGCGCCTCATCCCCGCGCGGGAGGTCGAGCGCCCAAGAAGGTCGTCGATCGGGCGGCCCGTGACCTTGGAGAGCCGCGTGAGGAGCCCCACCCCGACGCCGCACCGACCGTTGAGCACGTCCGAGACGCTCGCCTTCGTCCACCCGATCGCTTGGGCCGTCTTGCGCGTGTGACGGCCGTTCTGTTCGTAGAGCTCGGTGAGCACCCCGCGAAGGTGGGTGAGCTCCCGCTCGGTGAGGGGCGTGGCTCTCACGCGGCCGCACCGACGGGCGTGAGGTGGACGAGGAGGTAGCGCCACACGGAGCTGCGCGTGCCCCGGTAGCGGTGGTTGCGCGTGAGGTTCACCCAGACGCGGGCGCCGGCGGTGAGCCGCTCGCGGTACTTCTCCTGATCGCAGACGATCCAGAAGCGGCGGACGCGTCGCGTGCCGTCGATGCCGCGCGCCCGCACGGTGAGGTGGACGACGGGCACCTGCACTTCGAGGTCGCCGTTGCGATCGACGACGGTCTCCTGCCGCACCTCGTCGAGCGTCCCGACGGCGGTGATCCACCAGCCGTCTTCCGGGGCCGGTGGCGGCGGCGCGGGGGGCGAGGGCGGGACCGCGGCCGGATCGACCCGACCGAGCGCGCGGAGGAACACCCGGTCGGCTGCGTCGAACGTCGTGCGCAGCGCCTCGGCGAGGTACGACGCGAGGGACTTCTGACACCCCGTCGCGTGGGTGCCGCCGAGGGCGACGAGACGCTCGCGCCACGCGAGCCAGAGGCGCACGGCGGCGTCGAGCGAGCGCACCTTCGAGGCGTCGGCGTGGAAGGCCAGCACCGCATCGGGCGGGACGTCAAGGTCGTGGGAAGGGGCGGGGAGAGAGCCCGCGGGCGGGTCGGGGATCGGATCGAAGTCGAGGTCGTTCATGCCCCGCGCAGGAGCACGGAGCGGGCCACGGTCACCCTCTCACACGCTCCGTTCTTTCGCTTCGTGTGTCCTGAAACGCGTGTTTGAACCCGAGGCTACCGAAAGAACGGAGCAATCTAAGGGGGTGATGCGATGCTGATCACCCGACTCCCGCCCTTCTTCGCCGCGAGCTTCCGCTCGGTGAGGAGGATCCACCGACGGACCCACACCTCGGAGATCCAGTGGCACATCACGGTGTCGTCGTGGGGCTCCGTCCCGAGGCCGTGAAGCTCCTTCACCAGCTCGTCCACGAGGGCGCGCGCGTCCTCTTCGTCGGCGCGGAGGTCGGTGGCGCGGCCGTAGGGCAGGACCACCTTCCCGAACTCGTAGAGGCTGCTCATCCCGGGCACGCCCTCGTAGAGGTTGTGCTTCTTCTTGTCGGTGGTGTGGCCGACGATCGGGAGGTCCTTCGTGCGGCGCAGGCCGATCTCGTAGAGCTTCCCGAAGGCGTTGTTCTCGACGACGATCGCCGCGCGCTGGGGGAAGCGCGCGGCCTCTTCGAGGATGAGCGCCGTGATCTGCCCGGGGGTCAAGCCACGGCGGCGGACCATGCGCAGGAGCACGCGCTCCTGCGTGCGCCAACGCAGCCCCCAGGTCATTCCCACGGTGTAGTCCGAGTCCTGCTCCTCGGCCTTCTCCTCGTCATCGACGAGCGAGAAGTCCCACGTCTGCCAAATGACCGAGAACTCCTCGGTGAGGGGGTGCGGGCGGTCTGCGTCGAGGTCCCACCCCTCGCGCAAGAACCCGCGCGTCGCGCCGCGGGTCTTCGCCGCCTTGAGCCAGTCCGCGCGGAAGGCCGCCGCCGAATCGTCGGTGACCTGGTTCTGGTACTCGCGGGCGAAGAGGAAGCTCCCGATCGATCTCCAGACGAGGAGCATCTTCTCGATCGGCCACTTCTCGGGCCAGAGGGTCTTGCCCCCGGCGTCGTCGGGGACGTGCGCGCCGCGGACGACCTCCTTGCCCGAGGCGTCGACCGTGACGTCCCAGGTGACCTTCGTGAGGTCGGGCCACTCCAGAATGGCCTCGGTCTGGATCGTGGCGAAGGTCGGGTCGTCGAGGAGGTCCTGATAGGTGTCGTCGGCGTGCTTGCGCGTGCCGATGGCAACGACGCTCCCGCCGTCGTCGAGCATCGGAAGCACGGTGCCCTTCAGCCAGTGCTTCGTCTTCTTCCGGCGGCGGGCGTTCGCGACCGTCGTCTCGTCGTCGATGTCGTCGAGGATGATCAGGTCGTAGCGGCCGCCCGTGATCGACGACCCGACGCCCACGGCCTTGACGGTGCCGTCGCGCAGGTTCTTCGAGCGGCGCACGCAGATGGAGGACTTGCCCCAACGCCCCTTCGAGCGCAGCGTCCCGCCCTCCTCGGGCACCTCCCAATCGACCTTGATGCGGGGGTTCTCCTCGAGGTCGTGCTTGATCATCGCGAGCGAGTCGCGGGCCGACTCGGCGCTCTTGCAGACGATCAGGATGCGGACGTTGCGGTTGGTGAGGATGCGGTGCAGGGCGAGGACGCGGGCGACGACGTGCGTCTTGCCGTGCGAGCGCGGGGCGAGGAAGACGATGCGCTTCTCCTCATCGAAGCGCCGGTACCAGTCGCGGTGACAGTCGGGCGTGGCGAGCCCGAGGTAGTGGAAGGCGAGCCACGTGAGGCCCCGGCCGCCTCGGAGGCGCGTGAGGGCGCGTCGTCCCTGCGGCGTCTCGATGAGCGTGCGGGCCTGGAGCTCGGCGAGCTCGCGCGCGTTGTCGTTGGCGGAGCGGAGCGGGAGCGGCTGCGCGTCCGCCGCGCGCCGTCGGGTGCGGGTACGAGGTCGGCGCGTCGGGGCAGGCGAAGTACTCGCCCCCGCGGCGCTCATCCGGCGTCCCGCTTCGGGGCCTTGTTGCGCTCGGCGATCATGTCCACGACCGCCATCTGCACGTCGAGCGGGACCACGAGGTCGGGGGCGGCAGGCGCGGGCGTCGTGACGGCCGACTCCTCCCGGTTGTGCGCGCCCGAGCCAGGCGACGCCTGCGCGGCGCTCACACCGAGGACGAGGCGCAAGGTCTCGTAGAGCGTCCGCTGCGCGTTCGACAGCTCCTGTACCGTGCGCGATGGGATCGGGCGGCGCGGCTTCGGGGCCTTCGGCGCGGCGGGGTCGGGGGCCGCGGGCTCCGTCGGGACGAGCGGCTCACTCACGTCCGCGAAGAGGCTCTTGTCGGGCGAGGCGGGCAGGAGCTCCCGGTAGCAGCGGGCGGTGTACTCGATCTCCTGAAGGAGGAGCGTGGTGTTCAAAACCACCTGCGCCGCCTGGGTTCCCAGGATTTCAGAGGCGTTTTCAATGTAGCGCGCGGACTGCGCGTCCACCTCGGTGCGAAGGGTGCGCTTCCACGCCTCGCGCTTCACCGTCCAGCCGTCGCGTTTGGCGCGGGCGGCGAGGGTGGGGTGAGGGAGCTTGAAGCGGGGGGCGAGGTCGGCGAGGGAGGGCCAGACGCGCTCGGTGACCTTGGTCGCGTTCGGGGGGATCTCTCCCTGCACGTAGAGGCGCTCCACCTCCTCCCACGGGATATCCTTGCGTCGTACCTGCTTCGCCACGCCCTTCGCGCGCGCGTCAACGCGGCACCGGATTGACGGGGAGACTCAGGGGTCGCGGCGGAGGTCTTCGGCGGCGGCGATCCAGGCGTCCTGTGCGGCGAGGGGGAGCGCCGACCAGGGGAGGGGGGCGGGGGCCTCGGCGCCGTAGGTGCGGGTGATGGCGCGGCTGTAGGCTTCGAAGGCGCGTCGGGCGCGGCGTTCGAGGCGGGTGCGAGCGCAGCGGAGGGCCGACTCGCGGTCGAGGTGGTGGCAGGCGCAGATCGCCCAACGGTTGCCGTCACGGTCGACGAGGTCGGCACCCCAGGCGGCGCGACCGAGCTCCACCGGGACGGGCGTCAGCGAGGGGTCGGGCTGGACGATCGGGGGCGACGGGAGCACGGCGCCGAGCGGGGGTCAGGGGACGGCCGGGAAGAGCATCATGCGGATCGCGAAGGAGCTCGCCGCGCGCACCGAGGGCCAGCCGCAGCGGGCGCCCGCGTAGGTCGGGGTCGCGAGGCGGGGCGTGGGGTTGAGCGGGGTGTTCGCCGGGATGCGCACGCCCTTGTCGCCCGTGGCCGGGGACGGCTTGAACGTGAGTTCGTACGCCGCCGAGGCGCCCTCGATGAGGAGGGCGTAGCTCATGCCCTGGAACTCCGCGGGCGGCGTGATCGTCGTCCACGCGGTCGGGTCGGCGTCGGTCGTGACCTCGACGACGAGGGGGTAGGTGGGGGCGGAGGCTTCGCGGGCGTTGTCCTCGTAGTTCGCCATGGCGCCTCTTCGAGGGGGTCACCCGCGGCGAGTACTTTCGAAGGCCGACGGGATCACCGGAGCGGTTCGGGCGACGGCTCCGCGTGCACGACCTCGCCGTGCTGGACGTGGTAGACCCACGTCGAGAGGCGCGCACGGCGGGACCGAACAGCTCCAACTGAGGCAGATGTTCCGCGCGTGACGAACGACGATGCGACGCGCCGCCGGGTGTCGCGCGAGCCATCCCGCGCAGGTGGGTCGCGACCGCGACGCCCATCACCTCCGCGAGCAGCGGCGGCACCGCGTTGCCGATGAGCGCCGTGATCTCCTCCTGGGTGCCCTTGAACCGGAAGTCGTCCTCGAACGTCTGGAGCCGCGCGCCTTCGCGCAGCGTGATGTTCCGGTCCTCGGACGGGTGCGCGAACATGCCGCGCGTGAAGCTGTCGAACCGCGCGGTGATCGTCGCGCCGGGCGCGTCGGCGTCCAGGCGCCCGTAGACGTTGCGGTGTCCAATGCGGTCGGCGCCCTGCTTGTGACACTCGACGCGGAGGTCCACGGGCAGGCTCTCGAACCCCTTGCCCGGCGGGATCAGGCGCAGGCGCTCCAGGTTCTTCTTGGACAGCCGCATCCGGTAGTGCAGCGGGTCGCTCGCGCTCGCGCGGTCGGGCGCCGGAGGCGGGAGGTCGCCAATCGCATCCCGAACCGTCCGAAAGGTCCCCTCCTCGTGCGTCGCCGGGGGCGGGTCGAAGGGCGCCACGTCGGCCGTGCGCCAGCCGAAGCACAGCACGCGACGGCGCCGCTGCGGCACCCCGTAGTCCGCGGCGTTGATGAGCGCGGCGCGGTAGAGGTAACCGCCGTGAGCCAGCGTCGCGCCGAACCGCTTCAGCACCTTCCGACCGCGCTGCCCGAGGAGGCCGGGCACGTTCTCCATGATGAACATGCGCGGACGGACCTCGCAGACGAACCGCCCGAAGGCGAAGACCAGATCGTTGCGGGGGTCTTCATCCTCCCCGCGACGCTGAATCGAGAACCCCTGACATGGAGGACCGCCCACGATGAGGTCGACGGGGACCGGCTCGTGTCGGATGCCCCGCCAGAAGGACTCAGCGGTGAGCGTCCCCACGTCCGCGCGGAGCACGGGGTGCTTGAAATTCAGCTCGTAGTTCTCTACCGCGACCTTCCACGCGTCCACCGCACCGATCACCTCGAACCCGGCGCGCATCAGGCCCACGGAGAACCCCCCGGCGCCGGAAAACAGGTCGATAGCAGTGAGAGGTGACTTCGGGTCCATCCGTTCAGTCGGACGCTACCACGTCCGGCCACGGCAGTGTCAGCGTCCCGCTGCGCTCGCCCGCCTTGATGCCGGGGATCATCCGGGAGAAGGAGGTCCCAACGGGCCGCGTGAGCCCTCGGTCGAACGTCTCGGCGGGAGGGGGCGAACTCACCAGCTCACCCGCGACGTGGAGCGCCACGGTGGCCGCGAACACTGGCGGCACCGCGTTACCGACCTGTCGAAACTGCTCGTCGAACGACCCGGTGAGCCCGTAGTCCGCCGGGAAGCCCTGGAGCAGCGCCGCTTCGCGCACGGTGAGCCCACGGTCCTGTTCGGGGTGCACGAAGCGCCCGCTCGCCGGGTTGCGCGCGTAGGCGGTGATCGTGATGGCCGGGCGATCCCAGCGCAGCCGCCCGTACACGTCCTCGTAGATGGCCTTGCCCCGGCGTGCGTGCGCCCTGCGGAGGCACTCCGGGCCGATGTTGGCTGGACGATTCCCTCCGTCCTTGGGAACGGCGCGGATGACCTCCAGCGTCGAGGCGCGGTGGTCCGCGGAGAAGTGCATGGGGTCGTGCGGGTCGCGCACGCCCGCCGCGACCGGGCGCAGGTCCCCGATCGCCATACGCACGGTGCGGAAGTCCGAGCGATTCAGGAACCCGCGCGGCGCGCGAAAGGGGTGCGGCATGGCCAGCAGGAGCGCGCGGAACCGCTCTTGCGGGACGCCGAACTCGGCCGCGTTGTGGACGCCAAGGTAGACGAAGTACCCCGCCTCTTCCAGCATCCGGCGCACCTTGGCGACGAAGGGCCAGTACCGGTTGGTCAGGAGCTCCGGCACGTTCTCGACGACGATAGCCGCAGGTCGCATCCGTGTGGCGACGCGCGCGAAGTCGAGCAGGAGCACGTTGCGTTCGTCGCCTTCCCCCGCCTCGTTGCGGTGCGAGGAGAATCCCTGGCAGGGCGCGCACCCGATGAGGACGAACGGATGCTCGGGCCGCAGCGCCGACGCGGCCAGATCCCGCGTAAGGGCCGGGCGCTTCGCAAACGCCGTCACGCTCTCGGCGACGGGGACGACCCCAAGGTTGGCGCGGTAGGATTCGTTCGCGACCGTGTCGATGTCCACCGCGGCGGCGAGTCGGAACGTCGGCACCAGACCGTTGACCGCGCGGAAGCCGGCCGACATGCCGCCGCAGCCGCTAAACATGTCGATCACGTCGATGGGGCCTTCGGGGTGCGCCGCCCGCCAATGCGTGTCGAGGCCCGTCGCAAGGGCGACGGCGCCCTGTGCGGCGCCACGACGGACGGTGTTGGCGTCCGCCGCATCACCGGCGTGCGCAAGGCCCGCCAGCCTCCACCGCAACTCCTCGGCCCACGAGGGGACCGCATTCCGCACAGAATACACCATGACGACTCCTGGGGCGTAGCCCGATTCGACGTCCTCAACGCCGAGCGCGGGGTGGCTTGGCGCGGGGCGGCTTGGCCCGCGTCGCCGGGGTGCGAGGGGCCGCCTTCGCGCGGGAAGCGGCAACCTTGGCGACATTCCTCTCCAGGAACTCGCGGATGAGCTTGGCGATCAGGGTGCTCTTCTTGTGGCCCTCCCGCTCGCAGTAGTCCGAGAGCCGGTCATAGTCCTCGGGGGTGAGGAGGACGTTGACGCGGGGGGCGCGTTCCTTCGTTCGTGTCGCCTTGGCCATCGGTTCGCTTCCTCCTGAACATGCAGCCATTGTGTGGACTTGTCCACACTAATACGCACTCGTGTAACGCGCGATTGCGCCGTTCACGCCCCGTCTCGCGACCGGCGACGCGCACGCCCGCGCACCCGCGGCGCCACACGCTCCGGCTCGTGCGGTGCCGGAACGCGACCGTAACAAGTCGCCACACGGCCTCGCCAATTCTCGCCAAAGGTGTGCCCCTCGAAGGGTCGTGGCTACGTGCCGCGCTCCCCGAGGAACTTCCTGAGGCGCTTGCTCAACGCGTCCTCGTCGCGCATTTCGCATGCCCACACGACGAGCGCCGTCCACCCCGCGGCGGCGAGTGCGGCGAGGTTCTGCGCGCCCTCTACCGCCGCGCGTACGCCTTCCTCGACACCGAGACGGGGGAGGTCACGGTCTCGCCCGCGGGCCACCGCGCCGCCTCGAACGTGCTCGCGGGCGAGGGCTTCACGAAGCGCACGCGCGGGGGCGTGGCGTACGTGTGGTCGCCCCCGAAGCCCACCCTCGAAGAGCTCCAGGCCGCCGACGCGAAGTGTGCCGAGCTCCAGGCGTGGCTCCGCGACTATCTCGCCCGCGCGGGGCAGGACGTGCCACGATGAGGCGCATGACGACCTCGAAGAAGGCCCCCGACGTGGCGGAGCGGCTCAAGGCGGCGCGCGAGGGGCGCGGGCTCACCGTCGCCGAGCTCGCGCGGCGCGCGCGGGTCGAGGGCGAGCCGATCTCCCGGCAGGCCGTGATGAAGATCGAGGCGCGCGACGTGACGAACCCCGGCGTCCTCACCGTCGCGGGCCTCGCCGAAGCGCTCGAAGTGCCCGCGGCGTGGCTCGCGTACGGCGTCGGCCCCACCCCCGCGGGGTTGACCGCCGCGAAGGCGTGACGCGGCGTGGAGCAGGCTGGTAGCTCGCCGGGCTCATAACCCGAAGGCCGTAGGTTCAAATCCTACCGCCGCGACCCAAGCCCCAGGACCGAGCTTCTACCGCACGGGAGCGGCGTGTGAGGACCTGGGGCTTCTCCCGCTCCTCATCGCCCGACCGGCAAGACGCCTGCACGCAGGCGCTCCCCGCGAACAGGCCGCCCCGACGGCCTGGGGCGCACACGAAAGAACCCCCCGCGCGTCGCCCGAGACCCCGAGGTTGCTCATCGAGCATGGGGCCAAGCGGGCGAAGAAGCGCGCGGGGGGATCGGTCCTTTTCCTGCACGCCGTCGTTCGTCATGGATGATGAATACGACGACCCGTGCCACGACACGGACCACGAAGACGACGGGGGCTACGCGGACGACGCGGACGATGAGGGCCGCGAAGAGGAGAGGTGCGCGCAGTGCCTCCACTTCGGGGACTACCAGTGCGAAACGCACGGCCCGGCCGCGATCGAGGCGCAACGGCAGTACGCGGAGTTCCACATGCTGAAGGAGGCGCTCGAAAGCGTGCTCGCGCTCCCCGACGCGTGGTCTTCGCCCGCCGCTGCGCAGCTCCAGAAGGTCGCGCGCGAGGTGCTCACGGAGATGGAAAAGGTCGGATGAGGCGTTACGACCACGACGAAGCCACGCGCCTCTACACCATTGAGGAGTGGACAACCACGCGGCTCGCGGCGCACTTTCGTGTGAGCGTCGGTAGCATGAGCGCAATGCTGCGCAGGCGCGGCGTCGCGCTCCGCGGGAACGCTCACCACCTCGACGGCCAGCGCATCGGGCGCCTGGTCGTGCTCGGGCGCGAGGGGCTCTCGCCGCGCGGGGCTGTCCTTTGGCGGTGTCGGTGCGACTGCGGCGCGGAGGTCGTGGTCTGCACGATGCGGCTCGTGCGCGACAAGCATCGCAAGCGCACCTGTGGCGCAATGGTGTGTCGCAAGGCCGAACGTGCGCAGAGGGCGACATGACCCGTCCAACGCGTGCTCACGAGGACGACCGCAACCCGGACGTCTACTGGATGGGACCGGGACATCCGCTCGGGTGGGTGCCTGGAACGCCCGCGTACGAGCGCGTGCGCAAGGTGCTGCGTCCGATGTGGTACGTCGACTTCAAGCTCGACTTGCGTGCACTCCGCGAGGCCGTGCGGCCGAAGTCGCCCGCCGACCGCAAGCCGCTCGTCCTGCTTGATCAGGCCGAGACCCCCGATGGACGCTACAACCTGTGCGTCGCGCTCGTCGAGGAAGACGAGGATACGCGCCCAGCCCACGACGCACCCGAGGCGTGGGAACTGGTCTACAGCCTGTGCGTGGCACGGGAGACGTTGACGCGCGCGCTCGCCGCCCTCCCTGACGTCGATTGCGCCACCGCGCTCGTGCACGGGCCTCGCGCACCGATGGAGATCCTGGCGGGTGGCATGACGGTGATCGCGTCGACGTGGGCGACGTGCCCGGAGGCGCACCGTCGCGACGGTGGGCGGTATTACGAGAAGGGCGAGGCGTACGAGTGCCCCGCGCGCGACTGCGCAATGGGGCGTGTGTTCGGGTGGGATTGGACCGAACCTGTTCGGTGGGTGTTCTGCGAAGGGATCGGGGAGCAAGGGCGCAGCGTGTGGGTGCCGACGCCCAACACCACAAGCGAGAAGGTCGATGGGCTGATCGCGCGTTCAGGTTCGCCCGATCTCCCGTGACCCGCCGCGGAGGGCTCCCGTACCCTCCGGCCATGCGGTTGCCGCTCTCCTGCCTCTTCCTCGCCCTCACGCTCGCCGCCTGTTCGTCCGATCACGCCGCGCCCCCGCCACCCACCGACGCGGGCCCCGAGGTCGGCGGAGACGTACTGATTCTGCCCGACGTGGGGACGGACACGGGCACGGACACCGGGGCGGACCTCGGCGACGTCGACGCGGGCCTCGGGGACGTGGCGACCGATCAGGAGCTCCCGCTCGACGCAGGCCCCGAGACGAGCACCCCCGACGCGGGCGGTGAGGATCGGGTGGACGTCGGCGGCCCGCTCGACGTGCCCGAGGACCGGCCGCAGCTCCCGACGGACACCGGGTCGGACACGGGCGGGGACGTCGGGGTCGACGTCGTCGCCGATCGACCGACGTGCACCGAGGGAACGACCGAGTGTTCGAACGCGACGACGATGCGGGTGTGCCGGGGCGGGAGCTGGACGTCGATCGCGTGCGGGCGCTCGGCGAGCGGGACGCAGGAGGTGTGCACCGCGAGTTCGCGCGCGTGCGGCCTCGCGTCGCCCCCCTGCACGGCCGACGCGCAGTGCGGCTACGGGTACGTGGCCTGCGTCGCCGCCGTGTGCCTCTGGCGGGGGACGGTGGCCTGCACCGACGACCTCGCGTGCGAGGACGTGTACGGGGCGGGGGCGCCGTTCCGGTGCGTCGCCGCGACGTTCCACGGCCAGGCCGTGCGGGTCTGCCAGGAGATGAGCTACGCGCCGCGGCCGTGCGTGCTCGATCGCCAGTGCCCGACCGGCAGGCGGTGCGAGGTCGCGACGGGCCTGTGCGTGCGGTGAGCTACGGCAGGAGGAGGTCGTCGGCGCCCTCGGTGATCGTCCCGTCGCACTGGACGGGCGCGGTCGTGGTGAGGGTGGCGGGGCTTCCGCCGACGGTGCCCGTGAAGGTGGTGCCGAGGGGGATCGTGACGCGGACGGCGTGACCCTCGCGCGCCGCGCGGTGCGCGCCGCCCTTGATCGTCACCACCTTTGCGTCGAGCGTGAGGTCGTCGAGGTCGAGCGTGACGGGCTTCTCCGTCGAGACCTCGAGGTCGCCGTGCTCCTTCTCCAGCACCTTCACGCTGCGGCCGCGCACGAGGAGACTCTTGGCCGGGTAGCGGTCGCGCGTCGCGCGGGTCGAGGACTTCACGTCGGGATCGACCTCGGCGGCGAGCATCGGCCCCGCCATCCACACGGGCCGCTCCGGGTCGCCGTCGAGGAACATCACCGCGACCGTCGCGCCGACCTCGGGCACGAGGAAGGTGCCGCGCGCGACGCGGGCGTCCTTCCCGTACGACTGCCCGATCGCGGGCACCCACGCGGGGAGCGGACGCGTCTGGTGGATCGCCGGGACGAGGATCTTCAGACGCCCGCGCTGTTCGGGGTCGGCGCGGTCGCGCACCGTCCCGAGCGTCACGCCGAACCGACGGGGGCCTTCTTCACCCATGGTGTTCGTCCTTCTGCCCCTTCGGACGGCCGTCGACCAACCGCACGGGCCCCGGGCGGCCGAGGAGCGGGCGGAGCGTGCGGATCGCGGCCCAGACGACCTTATGGATGGCCTGGCGCGAGACGCCCCGCCGCTCGCCGATCTCCTTGCGGCTCTTGCCGCTCAGAAACATCTTCAGGACCTCGCGCTGCGGTTCGGTGAGGAGACCCGGCGTCTCGACGAGTGCGAGGAGCCGCCGGCCGCCGCACGTCTTGAGGAGCGACCGCCACCGATCGTCCGTCTCGGTGCCCGCGAAGGGGTTCTCGGGCTCGTCGGCCCACTCCGCCGGGATCGTGAGAAACGCCTCGTCGTGCCCGCCGCCGGTCATCAGCGCCGGGGAGGAGACCTCGTTGTAGGCGCGCACCTCTTCGGGCGGCAGGAGCCGCGTGAGGAGCTGGCACGGCGCGCGGCAGGTGGGGCGCTCACGACACCCCTCGCAGGGCTTCGTCGGGTCGGGGCCGCCACGATCCACGCGCGCGAGCGGGAGGCGCGGGCGCGTCGGGGGGCGGCGCCACGCGAGGAGGTCGCCCTGTTCGGGGACGCGGTGCGCGTCGAGGTAATCCTTCAGCCACGCACCGAGGCCGAGGACGACGACCGTCCGCACGACCTCCCGGCGCTTCGAGCGGCGAAGGGGGCGTGCGGCCGTCTCGACCGCCTCGGGCGCGACGACGAACCACCCGAAGTACGCCTGACTCGTTGTGGGCGCGCGTCGCATCGGCGTCATCTCCCCTCCAGAAACGGCACGAGGTACGAGGGGCCTCGGGCGGGCCACGCGGCGAGCTCCTTCGGGCCGACCGAAAGAGGACCGCCGCGCACCGAGGTCCAGAGCGTGTCGAGCACCGTCCAGGGGACGGCGAAGCGGAGCGGGCCCGCGGCGCGCTCGAACTCGACCACCACGAGGACGAGGGCCGCGGCGCACTGCGCGTAGCGCGTGAGCGCGTCGCGTTGGTGGCGCGCGATCCCCGCGCGGTCGATCGTGCCGTCAGGGCGCTCGCGGTCGCGGTGCAGGCGCCCGGCGCGGTGCTTGGCCTCGATCACGAGCATGCGGTCGCGCGTCGCGCCGAGGTAGTCCGGGGGGGCGGTGCCCGAGATCGCCGCGAGGAGTCGCCCCCGGCCGTCGAACTGCACGCGCCCGCCCTCAACGTGAGGCTCCGACGGGGCGCCGATCTTCTCGATGACCAGGGCGTGCCCGTGCTCGATCGCGTACCGATGCTGCGCAGCGCACCACGCCTCGAAGGACTCGCCTGCGGCGTGCGCCGCCGCCCCGTGCGCCGCGTGCTCGGCACGGGCCGCGAGCGCGCGGTCGAGCGCGGGGAGCTCGGAGGGCGGCACGGCCGCGCGGCGGAGCGTGTCGAGCGGGTTCTCGCGCGCGGGGGCATGCACAAGATGGGCGTTGCGCTCGCGGAGGGAGGGCGGCAGGCTTTCGAAGAGCTCCCGCGGCTTCATCGGTCACCTCGGGGGGAGGCGACGGCCGGGACGCACGCGCGGGCGCGCGCAACCGACGCGTGGCGCGCGGGCAGAGAAGGGTAGTGTCGGTCCTCGGGAAGCATCAGGGGAGGGTCTCGGGCACCTCCTTTCGGGCGCGGGCGACGCGCTCCTCGCGGAGCCGCACGTCGATCGCCGCGCCGTCGTCGATGCGCCGACGCACCTCGACACGGTCGACGCCGAGCGCGCGCGCGAGCTGGCCCTCGCTCACCGCCGCCACGTCGGTCACGCGGAAGAGGAGCCAGTCCAGGGCCTCGCGCTCGGTGAGGGCGTCGCTCACGCCGCCGCCTCGCGCTCCGCCTTCGGCGCCGTGGCCGCCACGCCGAGGAGCGAGAGCTGATTCTTCTGCACCTTGAGCTCGTCGCCGACGTTCCGCGCCGCGGTGAGGTGGTACTCGGGCTTGAGCTCGGTGCCGACGTACCGCCGACCGCGCTTCGCGCAGACGACGCCGGTCGAGCCGACGCCGCCGAAGGGGTCGAACACGAGGTCGCCGGGGTTCGACCAGAGCACCACGCAGCGGTCGATCGCCCAGAGCTGGAGCGGGCAGACGTGCTTCGTGTCGTCGGGCGCGCCCGTGCCGCGCACCTGAAGCACGTCCGTCTCCGACCCGCGCCACGTCCCGCGCGCCCACTCGATCCACTGCTCCTCGGTGATCTCGCCGCGCTCGAACGACGTGATCGGCGGGCGCTCCCCCTCCTTCTGGAACACGTAGAGGTAGTCGTTGCGGATCGGGAAGCACGCGCCCGTGTCCGACCGCAACGTCTTGAACTGAATGCTGTGAAGGTTCATGCGCGCGGCGACGGCCTGCGCGTCCTTCTCGATCGCGATCTTCGCGCGCAGGTGAAACCCGACGGCCTCCATCGCTTCGTGCAGGCGCCCACCGAGGTCCTTCAACCCCATGTAGCCGTCCTTCACCTGCCACGCGATGAGGTCGGTCCAGTGCAGGACCACCACGCCGCCCGGGGCCATGACGCGGTGGAGCTGCTCACAGAAGAACCGCCACGCGAGGTTGAAGCCCTGGGGGCGGTTGTTCCCCATGTCGCCCGCGTCGTTCGAGTAGCAGAAGAACTCATCGAAGGGCGGCGACGTGATCGTCTCGGCGATGGAGCCCTCCCCCATCGCGGCCATGGCTTCGATCGTGTCGGCGTGGACGAGCGTGTGGTCGGGGCTCGTCACCGGGTCATGCAGCGCGCTCACTCTTTGCCTCCGTGTCGTTGAAGGGGCGGAGCCGTGCAAGGGCCGTGCGATCGGCCCGCGAGAGCTGGTGCTGGGTGCGGTGCCCGGCCTCGGCGCCGACGCCCCGCCACGCGTCGAGGTCGGCGGTCATCGCCGCGCGGTACGCATGCTCCATCGCGTCGGCGTCGGTGATCCACGTCGCGCGCTTCTGGCGGACGTTCGCGAGCGGCGCGGCTTCGAGCGGCGTCACCACGTAGTAGCAGTAGACGGTCTTCTCCTGGCCGTCGCGCCACACGCGGCTGAACGCCTGGTGGTCTTGCTCGAAGCTGTCGTTGATGCCCGAGAAGACCACGACGTTCGCGCCCTGCAGGTTCACCCCGAACCCGAGCGAGGCGGCCTTCGCGACGAGCGCGTCGATCGACCCGGCGTTGAGGGCCTCGAGGGCCTCGTACTGCGCGGCCTCGTCCGTGTCGGCGGTGATCTCGGCGACCTTCACGCCCCGCGACCGGAGGGCCTGGGTGAGGAGCGCCGACTCCTCGTTGTACTCGACCCAGACCACGGCGCGGTCGCCCTGCGCGGCGTGGCGCGCGACGAGTTCGGCCACCGCCTCGGGCTTGCGCGAGGGCACGCGCTGCACCGTGCGGACCTTCTTGCCCTTCGGCCCGGTCACGGTCTCGTAGAGGAAGCCGCGGGCGACCTGGGAGAGCTTCGTCTGCGTCGCGACCCCGACCGAATCGTGGAAGAGCTCGGTCTGCCCGCGCCGCTTCGAGGCCGCGCGGATCTCGCGGGCGATCTTCTCCTGCTCCGGCGTGAGCTGCACCTCCACGTCGGCGAACACGGGCGGGGGGATGGGCTTGAGGCGCGGCGCGAACCCGTACACCGACGGGTCGCGGATCCAGATCGACCAGCTCGCCATGAAGGCGTAGAACGCCTGCTTCGCGTGCGGCCGCAGGACCCAGCCGAGGTCTTCGGCCGAGTCGAAGAAGTCCGCGAAGAACTCCTTGTGGTGGGCGACGGCGCCCACGAGGAGGGCCTGCGCGGCGTACTCCCGCACCTCGTTCGGGGCAGGCGTGGCGGTGCAGCCGAGGCGGTATTCGAGCGGCTTGAAGGCCGCGAGGACGTGCTTCCAGAGCGTGCCCCCGGCCTGCTTGATCTTCGAGGACTCGTCGAGCGCGGCGCCCCCGAGCTTCGAAAGGTCCTGGGGCTTGCGGAAGAGGTCGATGTTGACGATCCCGAGCGCGGGCGCGTCCGGGTCGTCGATCCAGGCGCGGAGCCCGCCCTTCCAGTCGAGGAGGTTCGCGGGGGCGGGCGCGTCGGGCCAGAACTTCCGGTACTCCCCGAGGAGCGGGAGGACGACCGACTTCGGCGCGATCACGAGGACCTTCTTCGACGTGCGCTTCGCCACCTGCCGCGCCCACGTCCAGAGGCAGGGGCTCTTGCCGAACCCACACCGCCCGAAGAGGTCGAAGCAGCGGCGGCGCAGGGCGACGTCGACCACGTAGCGCTGGTCGGGGTAGAGGAAGGGCGCCTCGTCGTCGTCGAGGCCCCCCGCGAGCGCGCGCACGTCCACGCCGAGGCGGGCGAGGTCGGCGACGTGGCAGGTGAGCGTGCGGGCCTTGGCGTCCACCTCGACGCGCGGGAGCGCCGCCTTGACCGCCAGGAAGGTCCGGTAGCTCTCGATCGACCAGTCGGGGAGCGCGAAGGTCGCGCGCGTGTCCGTGATCGTGAGCGCGGCGTTGCCGAAGGTCGGGAGCGTCACGCCTCACCTCCGGGGGCGGTCGTCGTGGGGGTCGCGACCGAGTGTTCGAACGGCTCCTCCACCAGCATCCGGTGATGTGGGATCGGGATGTAGAGCCACACGTGACCGGGCTTCGGAGGGTGCGCGAGCGTCGCCCGCGCTTCCGCGCACTCGGACCCATCGTCGATCGCGGCGACCTCTTCGCGCAGCACGAAATCAATGGCGATCACCATCTGATCCGAGCCCGCGGGAATGCGCGGGTTGGGGCAGACGAGGAGCACGTGCGTGCGGTCGTACCCCTCGGCCGCCATCTTCCGCTTCGCGTCGAGGATCTTCGCGTCGAGCTCGACGCGAAGCGCGCTGAAGATCGCGTACGGGTTCTCGACCGCGGCGTCGCGGTACGCTTGTTCCTTCGACCGACGCTCGGCGATGCGCGCGCGAAGCGACGCGTGCACGCCGCCACGCCCGCGGATGGGGACCTTGGGGCGGCTCACGGCAGGCCCTCGAAGGTCTGGAGGTAGCCACGCACCTTTTCTTCGTCGAGCACGTCGCGTCCGGGGACGTGGAAGTCGTGGCTCGCCGGGACGCGGAGATTCGACTCGGCGTCGAAGGAGAGGCGCGCGAAGACGGCCTCGTCGAGGATGCCGTGGAGCACGCCAAGCACGGGCCGCGCGTCGGGGCCGAGTCCGCCCGCGACGCCGAGGCCCACGTGGCGCGTGTCCGCCTGAAGCTCGTTCAGGCGGATCTCGTCGGCGGTGTCCTCCACGGGGAAGGGGCGGCCCGTGCCGCGCGAGAGATCGAGGAGCAGGTGATCGATCGCGCGGCCGTAGTCCGCGAGGACCGCCCACGGGTTCAGGCCCGCGCTCTGGTACTGCGCGCGGGTCTCGCCCGACACTTGGAGCACGATCTCGACCCACGGGTGCAGCCGCCGGAACTCCTCGACGACCTCGACCGCGGGGCAGATGATGTTGAGCTGGAGCATCCGCATCGCCGGGACGTGGTTCGCCAGCGCGACGAGCTCGGCCAGGAGGTCGCCGCCGTTCGTGCGGCTGTTGTAGTGGACGGCCGGGGTCACGATCGACTGCGCGAGCGCGGCGCAGAGGGCCTGTGCGTCCGCGAGTGAGGGGTAGCGCAGGCTCTCGACGCGCTGGCCGCCGAGCGTCTTCCGGCTCACGAGGACGGCGCCCACGAGGCGCCGCGTGAGTACGGGGAACTCCTTGGCGAGGCTCCACAGAAGCGCCACGTCGGCCGTCGACGCGACCCCCGAGACGGCGAGATACGGTCGTCGTTTCATGGGCTGTCCCCCCATTCAGTTTCGATGCCACCCGCGTCTTGCGGCGGCACCTCGGGGAACGCGTCGTCGGCCTCGGTCTCGTCCTCGTCCGTGCGACCGCCCATCGGGAGCTCGACCGCGAGGTCGGTGAAGCGCGTGTACTGCTTCACGAACGCGAGGCGCACGGTGTCGGTCGGGCCGCTCCGCTGCTTCGCGACGATGATCTCCGCGATGCCCTTGTCCTCGGTGTCCTTGTTGTAGATCTCGTCGCGGTAGACGAACATCACCACGTCGCTGTCTTGCTCCAGGCTCCCCGACTCGCGGAGGTCAGCGAGCATGGGGCGCTTGTTCTTCCCGGGCCGCGTCTCGCACCCGCGGTTGAGCTGCGCGAGGGCGAGGAAGGGGCATTTGAACTCCTTCGCGAAGCTCTTGATGGAGCGCGAGATCTCCGCCACCTCTTGCTCGCGGTTCGACTCCTTGCGGTCGAGCTTCGCGCGCATGAGCTGGAGGTAGTCGATCACGACCAGGCGCAGGCGCTTGTGCTTGAGGCGCATCCGGTAAAGGAGCGACCTCAGGTCGTGCAGCCACTCCACCTTGTCGTGGACGTAGATCGGGAGCTGCGCGAGCGCGTTGGCCGACGACGTAACACGGTCCATGACCTCGCTTGAGAGCGAGCGCGGGTGCTTGAGCGCCGACTCGGTGACGCCCGCGAGCTGCGAGACGGCCTTGCGGTTGATCTCCTTGCGCGGCATCTCGACCGACACGAAGAGGCACACGCCCTCCTCGTCCCGCGCGTGGAGGTCCTGGCCCGCCGCGACCAGCATCCCGAGGGCGAGGCTGGTCTTCCCCATCCCAGGGCGCGCGGCGATCGTGATCATCTGCCCGTCGCCGAGGCCCCCGAGGAGCTTGTCGAGGCTCTTCGAACCCGTGGTGCGCCCGGTCGTCTCGAGCGCCGCGTCCTCCCCGAGCGAGTCGGTGAACTCCTCCATGCCCGCGCGCATGGACACCGCCTCTTCGAGCGTGGCCCGCTCGGTGAGCGCCTTCTCGATCGCCGCGGCCTCCTTCACCACGTCCTCGTAGCTGCCCTGCGCGCTCGCGTAGAGCGTGCGGAGCGCGGCGCGCTGCACCCGGCGGACGGACGCGGTGCGGAGGAGGTCCTCGACCCACTGCTCCGCCCACACGCCCGTCGCCGCCTTCGCGACGAGTTCGTGGAGGAACCGCGCGCCCCCGACGGCGCTGTAGGCCCCGGCCTCGCGGAGCGCCGACGACACCGACTCCAGCGTGAGCGTCACGCCCGCCGCGCAGAGCCGCGCCGAGACCTCCCACACCTTCGCGATGCGCGCGTCGTGAAAGTCCTCGTCGAGGATTCGCCCGACGCACCTCGGCCACACCTCCCCCGGGCGGTCGAGGAGTGACCCGGCCAGGGCCTCCTCGACCTCTTGATCCCACCGCGGCGGGATGAGGTCCGCGAGGGCGTCGATGCGATCGACCGACGCGCTCACGAGGGCACCGCCGGGGTCTCGCCGCGCAGCCGCGCGCTGGCCTGCTTCATCCTCGCCTTGATCTCCTCGGGCGTGAGCGCGGGGGCCTCCTCGACCGTTGGCGTCTCTTCGGTCGCGACGCGCGGGGTGACCTTCGTCGCGGCGCGTGCGGCCTTGAACCACTCCATCGCTTCGTCGAAGTGGCGCGCGAGCTTGCCGTCTTCGCAGAGGTACGCGAGGTCGGGCTTGCGACGGGTCATCCACGCGAGGCCGCCCTTGCCGCCCGTCTCCCCCGACGCGTCGCCCCGCGCGATCCAGTCCGCGAAGATGCGCCAGTGCCCGAGGTGCACGTCCTGGCGGTGCTTATGCGACCACGAGATCCCGACGCCCTCGGCGAGCTCGCCGAAGCGCACGAGCGTCCCCGGGTCGAACGTCGAACGGAACTGCTTCGAGGGCACCTTGCGCAGAAGCTCCGCGATGGACTCGCCGAGTTCGGTCGGGGTCTTCCACCCCTGCCTCGCCTCGACCGGCTTCGCCCCCTCGTCCTTCCCTCCCTTCGGCGCCTCCCCCCCCTCCGCGGGCGGAGGGGTAGGGGAGGAAGGGTGGTTCTGTTTCTGATTCTGTTTCTGATTCTGGCTTCGGAGGGGCTCCGAAGGGGCTTCGGAGGGGCTTCCCTCCGGCAGGTGATACGCCTTGCCGTAGCGGGCGAGAAACGCCGCGTGGAGCGCGGTGCCGCGGTGAAGGTCGAGCTCCTTCACCACGCTCTTCCAGCGGTTGTCCTTCGTCGAGAGCGTCTCGGCCGTCTGCTGGGCCGCCAGCTCCACGACGAAGACCGTCTCGCTCGTTTCGTCGTACCGGCAGAACTCCGCGCCTTCGAGGTCGCGCAGGACCTCACGGGCCGCGGTGGGCTCGATCCCGAGCTCCCCGGCGAGGAGCCACAGGGGCATCGAGTAGAGCCCGATGAGGTTCGAGTCGGGGCCCGTGAGGAGGTAGAGCGCGGCGATGCGGTGGGTCTGGCCGAGGCGCTTCAAGCGCTGGCCCATGACCCCCCTCCAGAAGGTCGGCGGGATCGGGGCGTAGGTCCTCACGCGAGGGGGTCTCCTGGCCCCCTTGTGGGGGGCTTGGTAAGGGGGTCACTGAGGGGCTTGGAAAGGGGGTGGTGAAGGGGCTTCGGAGGGGCTTCGGAAGCCCCTTCGGAGGGGGTCACGGAGGGGCTGTCGAGATCCTCGTCGACGTCGGACTCGTCCTCGAACACGCCGTGGAGGAGCTGTTGCACCGACCCGTCGGCCGCGATCTCCTCGAAGGGCTCGTCCGCGGTGGGCTCCGTGCCGTCCCACTTCTGGGGCATGGTCCCGGCCTCGATGAGCTCCGTGATGCGCAGGGCCTCTTCCGCGTTGAGGATGTCCACGCGCGGGCGACCGAGCGCGTCGGCTGCGGCGTTCACCTCGGCCTGGATGGCGAGCACGCGCTGAAGGGACCTTCGGCGGCCGTCGAGAGTGATCGGCCCCATGCGGTTCTGGTTCGGGACGAGCGACCCGTCCTTGCGCTTCTCCCCGCCTGGCTTGCGGAGGCGGAGCGGCGGCGTGCGCAGCTCCCGGTAGAGGTCGCGCAAGCCCCGGAGCGGCGCGAGGTAGCACCAGTTGGGGTTCTGGAGGATGCGTTCGAGGGCGCGGTCCTCGGTGGCGAGCGGGCACCCGACGCAGCCCGTCCGCGCGCCCGACTCCTCGGCCTCCTTGCCGCCATAGGCGTCGGCGAGGAGCGTCGTCGTCCAGTCGCCGTACTCGGGGCGCGGGGCCCACGTGCGGAGCCACTCCCAGACGTGGCACACGCGCCAGTGGACGATCGGCGCGAGCGTGTCGCACACCGACTGCGGGAGCGTCTCCTGATACCAGCCCTGCCCGCACTCGGCGTCGCCACGCGAGCACGACATCGCGATCCGTCCGTCGCGCACGGCCGACTCGCCCTGACGCACGCCCGTGAGGACGAGGATCTTGTTCGGGTTGGGCGCACCCTCGGGGAGGTCCTTCGGGACGAAGGTTCGGTAGACGCGCTTCCCGGTGACCTTCCCCTTCTTCGTCGTCTGCGCGACGTATTCCCCGAGTCCGAGCGACACGCCGAGCGCTTCGAGCGCGCGCCGCATCGGCTCGATCTTGATCTTCTCGGTGCACCACCGGAGCGTCCCGTTGTTGGGCGGCGGGACGCCGCGACCGAGCATGTACACGAGGAAGCGCCGGTCGAGCGGCGCCATCACCGTCTCGACGCGAAGCTCGCACCCGAGCGCGGCGAGGGCCTCGCGCTTGTCCTCGAGTTCGTCGCGGATCGACTGCGCCGAGAGCCAGAGGGGCGTGAGCTCCATCCGCGTGTCGGCGTAGAGGACCGTGAGCGAGAGCGGCGCCGGGATCAGGCCCGCGAGGATCAGGTACACCACCAGCGTGAGGAGCGCCGTGGAGTCCTTCCCTCCGCTCCACGCGATCGCCCAATGCGGTCGCGTCGTGGCGTAGGCGGCGAGCGACGCGATCGTGAGTTCGATCGACTCGTCCATCTGGAGCCGCGCAGTCTTGAAGGGCAACTGCGGGTGCTTCCGCGCCGGTCCTTTCTTGCGCGTCATGCGGCCTCCTGTTGGTCATCGCCCCACACACGGGCGCACGTGAGCGTATGGCCCTCCCCCGGCGGCGCGAGGCAGGTGCAGGGCGGGAGGGCGCGGCCCTTGCCGACGACGCGAAACACACACTCACACGGCCGCGCGTCGCGGCTGTCTTCGGCGAGCACCGGGAGCGAGCGCACGCGCTTCTTCGCGTCGGCCCAGAACGTTTGTTGGGGGATGCGCTCGGTCGGCACCACGCCCGCGCGGACCATCTCCGCGAAGATCGGCTCCAGCTCCTCCAACGAGATCCCGTTGAGGATCGTGTACCCGATGTCGGCCTCGGCCTCCTTCGCGCGCGCCCACACGTCCGGCCGCGTCACGTACACGACGAACCAGTGTTGGCGCCCGGCCTTGAGGCATCCGACGCAGTTGGCGTGTTTGAACGTGCTGTAGCTGAGCGGCGGTTCGATGCCGAGCTCGCGCGTGCTCTGGATCGTCCGCCGCCACAGCGCGAGCGGGTAGTCCGAGCGCCACCCGTCCGCCCCGAGGATGGACGCGCGACGGCGGATGCGGTCGGTCTCGTGCGCGTCGAAGCCGTAGTAGATCGTGGTGACGGCCGGGTCGGCGTTCGCCGCGAGCCACGCGCGAAACGGCGCGGTCTTGAGGTAGTGGGTGCAGAGCACGTGGCCGTTCGCGCCCTTGAAGGCCCCCGCGTCGCGCACCACGTCGAACTGGTCCATCGTGTCCCATTCGGGGTGATTCGCGTAGGTGATCGGGAGCCCGAGGTGCGCGGCCACGTCGCGCTTGAAGCGCTTCACGTCGGCGTCTTCGGAGCGCTCGTGAATGTCGTGGTTGAGCAGCACCACGTCGCGTTTGCCGTAGCGACGCACGACCTCGACTGCGACGAGCGCCGAGGAGTGACCGCCTGAGAAGCACACCACGTGGGCGGGCGCGGCGAGGTTGAAGAGGGTCAGCGGTGTCACACGCGCCTCCCCAGGAGTGCGTTCCAGCGCGGCTTCGGCGGCGGCGGGAGCTTCGGGGCCGTCAGGCAACGGTCGGCGTGGAGGAGGTCCTCGGCGCGCTCCGACCACCGCCCGCAGTCCGCGCAGCGGAAGCCCTCACGGATGCCGCCCTTGTCGCACGGGTTGTCCGTGACCTCGGCGGCCACGGTCGAGCAGCCAGAGGGGCCGGGGCACGTCTCGCCGCGCGCTTCGTAGAGGCAGTAGTGCCCCCTCGACGGAGTGACCCTCATGCCGCCAGCTCCTCGGCGTCCTCGGCCTGGTCGTCGCGTGACCGCGGCGCGGCGGGGTCGCGCTGCTGAAGGAGCGGCCAGAGCCCCGCCGCGCGCACCGCGCGGAGAAGGGCGCGGTGCAGGGCGCCGTGCTTCTCCATCGGCGCGGTCTCGACACGGTCGCCCTCGATCGCCCACGCGGCGTCACGGCCTTTGCGGGGCGACTGGAGGCCCTGTCGCTGGTCGAGCGCGAGCGCGGTGTAGACCGCCGCCGGGAGGACGAGGATCACCTGCGCGCGGACGGGGGTGAAGTTTGCGTCGGTGATCGGGTCGAGCGCGGTGAAGAGGTGCCGCGGCGCGAGAAGTAGAAGTTGTTCGAAGAGCTCCCCGTCGCGCGCGATCGGCCCCACCCACACCACCCCATCGGTACGCGTCCACGCGAGCGTGTGGCGGCGCGTCGAGAGCGCCCACTCCGCCGTGTGCTCGTGCGACTTCACCCAGGGGTCGAGACGCTGGCGGTACTCGTGGACGGCCCGCTCCAGCCGCTCGCGCACGCGCGCGGGGAGCCGCTCCCAGGCCGCGACGGTCGTGTAGAGCACGGCCTGCGGAAGACCTGACGGGAGGCGCGAGCGGAGCGGGAGGCGGACGGTCACGGCCCGATCTCCAGAGCGAGCCGCACGCCCGTGACCTCGACCTCACCCGGCGCGACGAGCGTCCCCCAGACCGGCACGCCGCCGAGCATCACGCGCACGCACCCGTCGGCGACGTCGTCGGACGTGGGTGCGACGGGAAACCGCGCCGACCTCGGCGGGTAGACCTCGGCGTCCGTTTCGCCCGTGGCCTCCGTGGGCTCCTCCACGGGCGGGGCCTGGATCGGTTCCGGTGTCGGCTCCGTGACCTCGGGGAGTTCGATCACGCGCGACGGCGGCGCGTCGGCGAGGGCGGTGACCGCCGCCTCGGGCGCGCGCAGTCCGAGGGCCGCGACGGCGGCCTCGGGCGAGAGGCCCTGCGACCGGAGCACCTGCGCGCGCGTCCGATGCCGCTTGCAGAGCAGCCGCAGGGCTTTGGGAAGCGTCGGCTTGTGGCGCTGCGGGACGTCGCCGCAGACCGCGCACACGCCTTCGGGCTGAATGAACGCGGGCGCCCGCGCGGTCTCGGGCTCCGACGCCGGAGCGGCGGGAGGCTCCTTGCGCGTCGCGACGGGCGCCGACGGAACGGGCTGCGGCGCGTCCTCGACCTCGCCGAGCGGGGCGGGTGCCTCGCGTCGGACGAGCCACGCTTCGAGGACCTTGCGCGCCTCGCGCGGCGCGTCGGGGTGCCACTCGGCCACCGCGCGGTTCTTCACGATCGCGTCCCACGAGCGCCCTGCGCGCGCGCGGGCCTCGTCGACCGTGGCGCACGGGTTCCGCGCCTCGACCGCGCCCTTCTTCACCTGCACGACTTCGTACGGCCACACCTTCATGGGAGTCCCCTTCCGCGCGCGGCCCGTCTCGTGGGCCGTCCTGCGCGTGTTCACCGCGTGCCCCGCAGCCGCGCGATCTCCGCGGCGAAGAGGCGCCACATCTCGTCCTCGTCCTTCGGACCCTTCGCCCGCACGGCCGCGAGCGCCTGCATGGCGAGCGCGCGCCGCTCCGCCGCAACGTCGTCCGTGAGCCAATGCCATCGCCAGGGCGTGTTGCCCTCCAGGCGCACGATCTCGAGGTCCTCGGTGACCACGTGCAGCCGTGTCGGGCGCGGGTCACCGCGACGGCGCCAGCACTTCGAAATCACGCCGCGCCGCCGCTCGCCGGTCTCGCGGTGATGCACGAGGACCTTCCACCCCACGTAGGGCGCGCGCTGTTGCGCCTCCATCGCGTCGAGCTCGTCGTCTTCGCGCGTCGGCGCGCGAAACACCGTGTGGTTCAGGAAGATCATGCAGACCTCCGCAGGCCCGCCCAAAGGGCGAAGGCGCCAAACGCGGCGAAGGCCGCGAGATCGACGACGAGGGCGCTCACCGCCGCACCCACACCGAGGTGTCGCAGCGGTCGAGCACCGCGAGCGTCGCGACGTTGCGAAACGCGGGCCGCGCCCACGGCGCCTCGCACTCGACCGAGTGATGCACGCACGTCGCGAGGTGCTCGGTGCCGTGGACGCGTCCGCACGGACACGGCCCCGACTCGACGTGCGTCGGGAAGAAGCTCCGCGTGCGACGGCTCGCGCGCCTCACGGCCGCGCCTCGCGCCCGAGGTCGTGGGCGACGTGCGCGATCACCCCGTACGCGACCGCGCCCGCGAGAGCGAAGGGGCTCCGCTGCGCGACGGCCGCGACGAGGCACGCGACCCCAAGGGCCGCGGCGACGACGACGGCGCACGCATCGAGGAGCCGCGCGACGAAAAGCGACGCCCTTCGCTCCAGCTTTTCGATTCGTACGCGTCGCGTCGAAACTTCGCTTGACGCAGGCACGTTCAAAGGCGACGTTCCGCGTGCGACATTCGTCGCACCAGGGCAGGATGAACGAAGGGACCTCACGGACACCTCACGGTGCGGCGTGCGCGGCGCGGACGCGTCGTTTGCGTCGCGGCGTGCGACACGGCGGCGAGGATGCGCTCGGCGGGCGGGGGCTCCCCCTCGCCGCGCACGAGCCAGTCGAGCGAGACGCCCGCGACGGCGGCGATCGAGACGACCGTGTGCGCGCCGAGGTTGCCGCGCTTCCCCTGGAGGATCACGCGGACGTGCGAGCGGTCGAGGCCCGCGAGGACCGAGAGGCGGGTGGCCGTGATCTGCGCAGCCTTGAGGATCAGGCGGACGTTTCGCGCCAGGGTGCGACCGATGTCGCGGAATGTCGGCGTCTTGGGCGGACAGCACATGTGACCTTTGTAGCCAAGCGGACAAAGATCGTCAAGAAAAACGGAGAGCGGTAATGATGACAGGCGAAGTCCGTGCGGATATTCTGGGGCGCGTGGAGCTCTTCGAGCGGATCATGGTTGCGGTGCGGCGGGGCGAGGAGCTCGGGATCTCGGTGTCCGCCCTCAGTCAGAAGATCGGCTCGAAGGACAAGATCCGCGCGTGGATCGTCCGCGGTTCGCAGGGGAAGCCCGTGCAGAAGGTCGCGATCGAGGACCTCCGGGTGATCGCGCGCGCGACGGGCGTGAACGAGAAGTGGCTGATCCACGAGCTCGGCGAGCCCTTCGCGAAGGACGCGCCCGCGCCGAAGGTCGAGTCGGACGTCTACATCCCCGACGTGGAGTCGGGGATGCGGCCGAAGCTCACGGGGGAGGTCGAGGCGGCGCTCGCCGAGGGCGCGGCGCACGCCACCCAGGAGCCCGCGCTGAAGTACTACGGCGACCTCCCGAACATCCACACTCTACTCCGCGAGGCGCAGAAGCGGCGGCCCGACATCGAGCGGTGGGTCTGGGAGCGCCTCCCGACGACGCCCATCGTCACGCAGGGGCGGGTCGCGCCGACCGTCCACTCCATCCTCGGCCTGGCCGAGTACCTCGCGGAGAACGACGCGCCCCCGGCCGACGAGACGCGGGTGGGGGTTGCGCCGCTCGTCGTGTCGGTGCCGAAACGCTCGGCGCGCTAAGGCTTCTTCTTGGGCCTGCCGGGGCCGCGGGGCTCGCGGGACGCGGGGGCTTCGAAGAGCTCCTGAAGGGTCGCGCAGCCGAGGGCGTTGGCGATCGCGACGAGCCGCGTGACGCCGACCGCGGGGAGGCTCCCCGCCTCGATCTTCCGCAGGTGCGTCGGGTCCACCCCGACCCGCTCGGCGAGCTCGTCTTGCGTGAGCCCGCGCGTCTCGCGGAGTTCGGCGATCCGACGACCCAGGTCTGCGAGCACGTCTGCGGCGTCCACGTCCGCGATGTCGGCGGTTCGCGGGGCCGCAAAACAGCGCAGCGCTTGCGCTGTTTCTCGCTCGCATCGGATGCACTCTAGACGTTTTACTGAACATCTGTAGAGTACCGCCCCATGCTCAGACCAGCCATGGGGCGACCGGAGCGGACGCAGGGCGTTGGGGCCCGTGTGCTCGCAGGAATCCCGGTGTCGCGCATCGAGGCGTGGGCCTCGCGGGTGCGCGCGGCGCGCGTCGGGCCGGGCGTGGAGGGCCTCGCCGCCGGGCAGGGCCTCGCGATCTACGTCCGCCCCCTGCCTCCCGACCTCGGGAGCTCCGAAGGCTTGCTCCTTTCGAGCGGCCTGCACGTCCGCCACGACCCCGACCCCGCCGTCGTCGCGCGCCGCGCGTACGTCCTCCTCGCGAGCCACCTCCTGCGCGGGACGCAGCCGACCGAGCGGGACGTGTGGTCGCTCGCCGCGCGCCTCGCGGCGGAAAAGGAACGCAGGAACTCCCTCGTTTTACGGCGCGTGCGACAAAAGTAGCAAAAGGCTCTTGACGACATTTGTCGCAGAGCGTACATAGGTCCTCGTTCCTGTCGCTCTTGCGCGGTGGGGACGGAGACCACGCCGTGCAAACCACCCCCTGTCCCTTCTGCGAAACCCCCCACGTCGTCACCGACCGTGACCGTCGCGATGACCACGGAAAGCCGGTCTCGGACGAGATCGCGCTGATGACAGCGCACTTCCGCGTCGAGCTCGACGAGAAGCTCAAGCGGCCCTTCGAGCTCTTCGAGAAGCGCACGCCCCTCCGTCGCGTCCGCCGTGCGGCGAAGGTGGGTGCGCGATGAGCGCCCCGTCGCCCCTCTTCATCGGTCGCGACCCGAACGTCGCGGCGCGTCTCCAGGCTGCGGCCGTGCTCGCCGCGATCGAGAACGCCGACGGGTGGGTCGGGTGCTTCGGGCAGGAGCCGTTCACCGACGGCGACGAGGCCCGCCACGACGACATCCACGGAGGCGCTCTCGCCGATGCGCTCGGTCGCGGGCTCGACAGCGAGCAGCTCTCGGATGAGGAGCACGCGGCGCTCTGGCCGGTGTACCTCCCGATGCTGCGCGTTGAGATCGCGCGCCTCCAGCGCTCGAAGGGGGGTGCGTGATGCACGAGGACGCAGAGCAGCTCGTCCGCTTCGACCTCTCACAGACCGCGCGACGCGCGGGTGATGCCTGTGCCGCCCTGGTGATCGAGACCGCGACGACGCCCGCGCAGTGGCTCGCCGCAGCGACCAACCTCCGGCGCGCGCGCACCTTTCTGGGCTCGCACGTACCGGGGCTCCACGCCGCCCACGAAGCGGCCGAGGCGCTCTCCCGCGGCGACCTCGACCGCGCTCTCGCGTCGCTCGCCGACGCCTGCGGGATGGAAGTTTCGCAGTGGATCTCGCTCGCGCGCGACGAGCGCGCGGAGGCGCAGTCGTGATCCCCGCGCACCACGCTTCGACCCGCTGTGAAGCCTGCGGCGCGGAGGGCCCCGTCGGCGCGCTCTCGGGGCTCTGCCCGGTCTGTGAAGACGACGTCGCGCTGCACATCGCGGCGCTCGAAGGCGTTGATCTCGTGCTCCCGGCCGCGCGGCTCTGCCCGGTCTGCGAACGCGAGACGGGCTCCGACCTCGCCGGGTGGAGCCTCTGCGCGGGGTGCCGCCAGCACGAGGCCCGCCTCATCGCGCTCGCACGTCTCGGGGCGTTCGTGGTGCCGGTGATGGACCGCGACCTCGGCGTCGCCGACCGTCTCGCGGGAGCGGCGTCGTGATCCCCGCGTTCGTCCACGCGCTCCGCCCCCTTCGCTCAAAGGGTGGCCCGGTGCACGTCTACGTGTTCGTGCCGGGGAAGGACCGGGCGAAGGCGCTCTGCCGCGAGGCCACCGACGCGATCGTCGCGAAGATCGACGGCGCCAAGGTCGTGACGCGCCTCGCGCGCTGCAAGGGGACGCGTACGCAGCCGCAGGGCTACGCGCGGCAGGTGCGGGTGCCCGACACGCGTGTGCTCGGCGGGCTCCACGCCGCCGCGTCCACGCTCCTCCGTCGAGGGTGGCGTGTCGAGATCGAGCGCGACGCCGACGTGGCGCCCGACGGCATCGCGCGCAGGCTCACGGTCGGGACGGCGTGGCGCGCGGTCGTCGCGTGCACCAACGCCTCGCACGTCCGCCGCGTCGTTGCTGCGGGGCGCGCCCCCTGTATCGGATGCGTGACGGAGAACGTCTGCCCCGTGTCCCTCACGGACGTGACGTGCCGCGTGGAGTCGCTGGTGTCCGAGGCCGTCTGTTCGTGGCTCCCGCTCGTGCTCCTGGGGACGCCCGCGGCGGAGCGTCACCGTGGCCGCAATGTCTTCGTCGAGGACGCGCGCGAGTACGCGGGGCACCTCCTCACGTTGCGCGACGGCCTGCCCGCGGCCGACGACGAGAGCGACTGGCAGGACGCCACGACGGCCCTGCACGAGGCCGCGCACGCCTGCTACGCGCTCGCCACGTGCGAGTTCGCAAACGAGGGGAGGCCCCGCCTTCTCGCGGAGGCGATCCGGCGCGCGCTCGTCGTGGGGGCGCTCGCGAAGAAGCTCCATGGGGAGCGCTACCGCGCGGCCGTAAGCGAGGCCCGCGCGATGAGTGTGCTGTGAAAGGAGTCGAAGAGATGAAGACCAAGATCAAGCCTGCGACTGCATCCGTTGCACCGACGCTCTACAAGGTGCTCACGGCCGACGGGCACAGCCCGTACATCACGGCCTATGCGTGGTCGCTGCCGACGCAGAACGCGGACGGCTCGTGGACTCCCGGTGCGTGGCACGAGGAGCCCGCGTCGGTGTTCGACCTCGGGCACGGGCTGCATATTACGCCAGCGCCCGACCACTACTGGCCGCGCAACACCTGTGTTGCGTATGAGTGCGAGGCGTCGGGCTACCGCGAAGACCCACTCACGGATCATCACGTCGTCGCGCTGCGGGTGCGCCTCCTGCGACCCGTCTCGATGGAGGAGGCGCGCGAGGCTGCGACGAAGGCGCGCGCCAACGAGGCTGCGCGCGCTGCCGCGGGCGTCGAGTCGCCCGCATTGACCGCGTTCCGACTGCTCGTGGAGCTCACTCCTACGGAGTCTTGGCGCGACGTGAACTCATGTCGCTTCGATGCGCTCGCGTACGCAACCGAGTATCTGCGCTTCGACCCGAGCGACGTAAAGACGATCTACAACGAGTTCCGCGGGTCGTACTGGTTCGGGTGCGGGAGCGGCGCCGACGAGCGGCTCTACGAGCGCGCGGTCAAGAAGGGCAACGTCTCCGCGTGTGTCGCGTGGGAGAAGTTCTTTGGTCGTAAGCCCTGGATCGGCGACACCTCCGAAGGGAAGCGGGAGCGCCTCGCGGTGGATATCAAAATCCGTTGGGAGGGTGTGTGGTGCTTCATCACGTCGATGAGCGACGAGAAGCTCATCGCCTGCACCTACAAAAAGGGCACGGGCTACGAACGCAAGATTGACCGCCGCTTCACGATCACGCGCGAGGCGTTCAAGCAGGCGTCCGCCAAGAAGTCGAAGGCCGAGAGAAAGGCTGCCTGATGTCCACGGAGGGCGACATCGCGACGGCCTGGACGGAGCCGCGCACGCTCGACGAGGCCGAGGCCCGCCGCGCGGACACCATCGGGAAGGTCGCGCGCATCGAGGAGCAGCTCTCCGATGAAGATCGCTGCGCGCAACCGGACTACGAGGCGTGGCGGAAGAAGGCCCGCGGCGCGCTCCGCCACGCGCACGAGGAGCTCACGCGGCTCAATGCGTGGCTGCGGAAGGCTCGCGCCGCGCGTCGCCAGAACCTTCACCGCGAGCTCATGGAGGCGTCCGCGCGAGTGGCCGTCGAGCTCGACCGCTGGCGCGCGGGGGAGTCGTGGGACGCGCGCGCCGAGGCCGCCGCGGTCGCGCTCGACCGTGCGCTTGAGTCGCTCCGCGCGAGGGACCGATGAGCCCGACGCACTTTCTCCTCGCCGGGTTCGTGCTCGCGAGCGCCTACACGCTCCCGGCGCACCTCGTCCGCGGGCCGTGGTCGCGCGCCGACCTTGGGGCGCACGTCGCCGCGGTCTTGCTGGTCGTCGCCGCGATGCTCGCCGAGTGGTCGCGGGGCGACCTCCGCGTCGCGGCGTTCTTCGCGGGGATCGCCGCCCCGCTCGGGTTTTCGCTGTTTCTCCTGATGATCGAAGGGACTGAATCATGACCGCCGCACAGCCGCTCCTCTTCCCTGCGAACGACACGACCCCCAGCACGCCGCGCTCGCGTCGCCGACTCGACATCTACCCGCGCGCGCGCCGCCCCTTCGTTCGCGCGCCGCGCCACGTGCTCGACCCGAACGGCGTCGAAGAAGAGGCCGCGCTCACCGAGCTCACCGTCCGCGACGACCTCGCGTGCAGGCTCACCCGCGACGCGCACGGGGAGGCCGCGGTCGAGGTCCTGCCGACGCTCTGGGAGGGCGCGGCGACGGTGCGCGTCGTCGGGCGGAGCCCCGCGACCGAGAGTGACGGCGCGTCGTGGTGGTGCGAGTCGTTCGTCGCGACCGACCTCCGCACGCTCGCGCGTCGCGCGTCGGCCTGGCTTGCGACCTTCGACGGGGCGTGCGTGCGCGTCGCCCGCGCCGAGGCCCTGGAGATCGACGCCGAGGGGCGCACCGTGCTCCGCCTGCGTCGCGACGCGGCGGGCGCGTGGTGTGTCGCGTCCGAGGCCCCGCGCGGGGTCGCCCTCCCGGTCGTGGTGGTGCGCGAGCACGCGGGGTGCAGCGAGCTCGCGCATGGAGCGTGACCTCGACATGGACCGCGCGCCGTGCGACGCGATCGAGACGCCCGCGAGCCCCGCGCCACGGCGCAGGCGGCACATGCTGCGGACGTTCCTCGCGGAGAGCCTCCCCGCGGACGCGACGTGCCCGACGGACCACCCGCGGCCCGCGACGCGCGCCGAGTGCGAGCCCGGGGGCGCGCTGCACCTGCGGCCGTGCCCGTACGTCGGGTGCAAGCACCACCTCTTCCTCGACCCCGGCCGCGCCGCGAAGGGCTCCGTGCGCTTCGCGTTCCCCGGCAAGGAGCCGCACGAGATCCCCGCGTCGTGCTCGCTCGATGAGGCCGCGAGAGGCGGGCACACGCTCGATGAGGTGGGCGCGCGGATGGGGATGACCCGCGAGCGCACGCGCCAGCTCGAAGCGTCGGGGCTCGCCAAGGTCAGCGACGCG